TTAATATATGCTAAAATGTATGTCTATGTCATCTCCTGTGATAACTACCTTTTCAACGCACTCTTTTAGCACCTTGTTTTTCTCGGAATCCGTCAGTGTATCCCACACGTTGGACATCTCTTTTATTTTCTCTATTTTTTCTCCCCGTCCAGCTTTCTCCCGGATGTCTTCTGCCTTTAGTTCTTCCTGTAGATTTTTCAGTGTTTTTTCTTCTTCCTGGATAACACCAAAAAGCGTATCTGTACCAGAGCTACCGCTTGCATACAATGTGTATAGGCGTTTCAGCTTTGCTTCGCTTAGTGATATCTCTTTTTCTATCATCTTCCTAGTGCTTTCAGATTCATTCTCTTTTTCTTCGACATTAACGATGAATCGCTTAAAACAGTCCTCTACTTCTTTTTCCACCACATCTGCCCGCACCTTTTTGTTCTTGCAAGGGTTCCCTGTCTTAGATATATGCTCTTTTTCCTTGTACTGTGAGTAACATACTATCTTGGTATACTTTCCCCACTTCTGCATCCGCATTTTTGTGCCACATTTTCCGCAGTAACACAAACCGGTAAGCATATGCTTGTTGCTTACATAAGCATTTGTGGATCTCTTTTTTATCTCTTCCTGTACTTCATAGAATAGTTTTTCGTCTATGATCGGTTCATGCAAGCCTTGGTACACTCTTCCTTTATACTGTATCTTACCTACATAGGCTATTCTCCTAATAATGTTCGATACAAGCTTCTCCGAATGCATCCCAAGAATTTTTTGAATCCTATCACATGAATATCCGTCCCGGAACATCTGAAAGATAGCTTTTACCTTTTCAGCTTCTTCCGGGATGATATGTAATATCCCGTCATTCCTGTCGTACCTATATCCATAAGGTATCGTACCGCCACCCATCCACAGTCCACGCTTTACACGTTCCACCATACCGGCTCTTGTACGCATATAGATAACCTCACGCTCATACTGCCCCATCACAGCATTAACACCCAACATCACACGATCCATCGGTGTTTCGTTCCGCAAATCCTCTGTGGCTGATACCACCTCTACATTGTATTTTGGTAAGAGCTTACTCACAAGCGTAAGAGTATCTACAACATCACGGCTCATTCTGTCAAGCTTATAGATGTATACTGCCTGTATTTCTCCGGCTTCTGCATCTTCCAGAAGTTTCTGTATGTTCGGTCTTTGGATATTGCTCCCGGAATATCCCCCGTCCACATACCATCTGGCTATCTTCACGCCCCTTTTCTTGGCAAGTTCCTTTATCTTGTCTTCTTGGACATCAAGACCATACTTTTCGGTCTGTGCTTCTGTAGACACTCTCATATAACCTACATTTAATTTTTTCATGTCAATTCTCCTTTCAATTAAAAAAGAATTGACCAAGATTCTATCAAGGTCAATTCTAAAATATCACTTATTTTTTGTCAACTTTTCTGAAAGAATCCTTTTTACCGCCTTGTTATGGATTTCATAATTCGAAAGTTCTTCTTTTGTCACCTGTTTGCCGTTCACATATATTCTTACCATCCGCATCACTCCTTTTCGGTAGTATTCCCGTGCTTGTGTTTTTTTATTCCGAATAGCCTTTCTGCCATCTTTCCATCGTCATGTTCTCCCCAAAGTATCCACCTATACATTTCATCCAAGACTTTCCTCCGATAGCCTTGGAAGTCTTTTCTTGCAATCGGTATCCAGTATCTTTTGCTTATATAGTCATATCCGATTCCTGTTATAAGTGAGAAGAACAATATACCCGACAAGTCATTATTCGCATTTTGGCACCATTTCAGTAATTCAAGTTGATCGTTTCCACGCATCCTCTGACATTCGTTCAACATCTTTTTTTCATCTTCTTCGCTTATATAGTAGATGTCTTTATGTGCCCCTCTCAGATATTTGTCTCTTACTCCGGCCATTAATCAATCCCTTCCTTTTTGCATATCCTAATACATCACTTTTGACCAAATAGTAGTTTTTCTTTCTTTTTACCGTCTTCTCCTTTGTTTTTTCTTCCAATGCATTCATCATTAAGCGCATCCTCTAACGCCATTTGCATCTACAAAATACCCACTTACTTTAAATATCTTCGCCATGTTTATTCTCACCTTTCTTTAATGATTCCTGCCTATCCGTTTCGATTATCTTAATTCAAAATATCTAATAACCTCTCCACTATTAATTTTCTCATCTATATCTTTTAAAGCATCGTCTACACTTTCAAACTTGCATGGGCATATATGTTCTTTCGTAAGATTTATAAAAGAATATGTGCCATCTAATTTATTTTTCATAATCGTTATGACAACTTCATCTTTCAGTCGTTCCACCAACCATCTTCTCATTCCACTTCCTCCAATAATTCTGGATTATCAAATACATTGCCGACTACAACAATCTTGTTTCTCCAATAACCAAGTTCGTTCCTGAGCAAATATTCTTTCGGAAATGTAACAAAGAATCCTTGATTATACTTACCAATCTGCCAATTGCTTTCATGCAATCCGAACTTTACTTCACCGCAAACCTCGCCATATCTTACAATATCTCCCTCAAAGATTTTCTTTCCGTTCTTGTCGGTTAGTCCTGTGTACTGGCAAATGGTATCTTCATCAACCAGAAATTCACCCTCGAGACTTTTATCGTAAATATAATCCTTATCACTAAGATAGCCATGCACCCATGTTCCATTAAGATGCTCGTTACTATCCATTGCATGAATATGTTTCCCTCTAAAAAGTATTTCTCTACTCATATTCCTCAACCACCTCTAACTTCTTCAAGTCCTCGATAAGCCACGGTGAATCATCTGACCATTTGACCATCGGAAAGCCGATGTTGAATTTTTGCAATGATTTAAGCGCACCGGAACCAATCACCCATCCATCTTCACGTTTTTCAGCACTATTTTGGAACGCCATCAAATTATCGCTTTTACTTCTCACAATATATTTGAGTTCTTTACCAAGATACTCCAAAAACGCTCTATCTTTCTTGCTTATCACTGGCTTTTCGATGTATTCAGATTCAAGCCATTCTTTCATTTTTTCTTTGCATCTACTTATGCCCCTCTCTCTGAACAAACAATGTTCACAAATTATTTCACTGCAACCCTTTAATTCTCCTGTTCGTTCATTAACAGCACCATATTTGCAAGCAATCTCAATAATCTCGCTTGCGTACTTCTCTTTATTCTTCATCTCTTCCACCTCGTTTCACAATTTCAATTGCTCTATCCCGTTCCACCACCTAATGTTATTGGGTACTCTCTGGAAAGGATATATCCTTTCGCTCCGCAGAATGGACACAGCTTTAATCTTTTGTTATTCTGCATCTTTCCCTTCTCCTTTGTATGGTTCCGGCAACGGCATCCAAGCGATTACATCCAAAATTCTCCATCCATCCGTGAAATTAATTCCATTCCAAAAAGCTCTAAATGGATATACTTTGTCTTGGTCACTACTTCCGTATTTTGTTGTTACCAGATACAATTCAAGACTCTTTCCATCAAACACCGGATTTTCTTTTGGCTCTTCCGGTATCCGTTCACTGCATGGAATCCAGTCGCTTTCTCTTTCTACTACCTCAAAATATTTCTCTTTATATTCAAGAGCAACGTCCAAATAATAAGAGCTATATCCAATGTGATAGCATTTATCACCCACTTCTCTATACTTATTTTCGTAATATGGCTTGTCTCCGTGCATAGTCACTATGGTATCAATGCTCTCTACCTTTATTTTTTCCTGTTCTTCATTTTCCGTTGGTGCATATGTATTATCCATGCTATTCTCCTTTCTCACTCAGTTCTTTTATCTTCTCGTCATATTCTTTAGCTGGAACGGTTATGGCGCACAATCTAACATTGTTTCTATCCACGCCGTGATTTTTGAAATGGCAATCTCTTTTTAGGTTTACATACTTATCGCCGACACAATATGCAAAATCTATCCGGCAGAACGGGTTCTCTCCTATTATGTAATTCTCGATAACAACTCCGTCCCCATAACCTCTTATGTATTCATAATATGCCCATAGGGGTTTATTTTTGTCTTTTTCAGATACGATCTCGCCAGTGTTTCTGTCTACCCAGTACATTTATTCCACCTCTTCGTCTGCCGGGAATTGAAAAATATTTTCCTCCGCAAACGTTTTTAAAAGTTGTTCTATTTCATCTGTTCTCCGAAAGTTCATAGCCATAGTGAGTGAGTTCATTCCGTGGCTTCTTATTTTGCACCATGCGTACCTGTTTCTGCACATTTCCATAGCCTTGATCGCTTTTTCTTCGGTGGAATAGCTTGCAAAACTGCCATATACGTTATCTAGCGTCCATACAGATATTATTGTCCCTTTTCTTTCCAAATCTGCATTTTCGTAAGTGACATCAATCGTTCCATCTTGACTAATTATTCTCATTGTCTTCATCCTCCTTTACATAATCCTGGCATTCTTCCATGTATTCATCAGTTCCATGATGCTTCCGGTTCGGCTTCGACCTCGACATCATCATCGTACATCTCCATAATATCTGTGATATCACAGAACGCTCGATCTAACCGCATCATGAAAATGTCAAATTCATCTATGGATCTTAATGAATTGATATCAAGTTCGCTTTTGAATCTCATGATACAGAATCTATTGCTTTTCGATTCGTACAAATGAATTACCTTTGTCAGTTTCTCATCCTCTTCGCATTTGAAAACCAAATCACAAAATCTTCCTCCGAATATGTTATCTCTTATATGCACATCTACTTCTGCCGTCACGTTCTGATATCGTAGTTCATCATCTGTGTAGACTTCAAGGTCAGATGTATCAAGATTCTTGCTGACATATTCCTTGTATTTCTCGAATACATCTTCCAAGCTGATTACATCTTTGTCCGGCTCTGTCATAAGACTCTTGAAGTTTCCTAAGATTTCTTTGTTGTCAATCAGATTTGTGCTGTTAATAATTTCCGTGAGAACTGCATCGAGCTTCACTGTATATTCGTCAAGATTTACTCTTTCGATTACCGGTGTCATTACTTCTTTTACTTTCTCATCTATAATCTTCTTTGCTTCACCTTTCCAGTTGAACTGATCTTCAATACTGCTTTTCAGTGCTTTGGTTACGGCATCGGATACAAGCTCTTCAACTGTTCCGTCATTCAATTTATCTGTTACTGCTTTCGCTATTCTTTCTTCAAATGTACTCATAATTCGTTCCTTTCTCCATCCCTTACAATGGTTTTTCCATAGTCACAAACATTCCGTATCCTTTATATCTTCCAGATGCATATCCAGCTGTAAACGGCTCAGGTTCTTTAAATCGATTTACAATTTCAAATCCCATATCTTTTAAAGCATCTATTTTTTTCTTATTCCCTTTTACTGCAATGGTCACACCTACATTTGTAACTTCATTGTTTTTATTTGAGCCGAATCTTCCAAGTCTTAAATTCTCATCTATCTTTTTCAACTTTTCGTTCAGTTCATCTACTTCTTTCTGGTTTACATACACCATAATTTCGTCCTTTCTCCCGGCAACTGAATACTGACTTTTACATCAATATTCAATTGTCAAGGTACTTTCATGATTTTTCTCCACGTTTACAAATATCTAAAGCACAATGCATACATCTTTTGCTCCCAGTCGCACCGAGATAAAAGCTCGTCAAAATCCTTTTCCGGCATGAACTTTATCCCGTAATGCAATCTGGATATGAATTTATATAATTCTTCAAACATTGCTACTCCTTGTATTTCTCTATAATTTCCATAATTGCTTTCATATGATATGCCATGTTTTGGATATCTTCATCTTTAATCGAACCAAGACCGTATTTCCTGTCAAAGTCCTCAAACGCACGTCTTCCATCTTTAAATTGTTTAAACATGATAGCTAATTCATTTTCTTTTTTTGCATTTTCATCATACTCATAAAAAATCTCATTCTTATCATGTTCTCCGAATTGATCTGTCTCGATCTTTGTCCGTTTCGGAGTAATTCTTGTAATTTTTGCCGGAGTAATTAACTGGTGTCGGAATGATGATTTCCATCCGTAGCTCACCTCTCTTGCAACTCCTACCACATCCCCGACTTTCAATGTGTCTTTATCTATCTTTTTTAATTCAATGTGCATAATTAATCTCTCCAATCAAATGCTTTTCCACATTTAGGGCAATAATATATATCTGTCCCATCAAGTACTCCCGGTTTATGTGTTGTTGTAAATCTTCTTTTGCACTGCGGGCATTCCCACAGTGAACAAGTATCGCTCCTGTTATGTAGAAATATCGGTTTTTCTGGAATTTGTTTTCTAAGTGCCATATCTACCTCGCTTGAATCGAATTGAATTTTATTTACTACTGCATCTGGTCTTTTAGCCATATTTTTCACCTTTTTACTCAAATCTTAATTTTTCTGCAATTGCTTCAATCACATTCACAGTGACTCCATTTCCGGCTTGCTTGTATAACTGGCTATCCGAATTTACGAACTGTGCTTTTTCAAAATAATCGTCCGTCCAACCTTGTAGCCGGAAACATTCTTTTGGTGTTAGTCTTCGAATCGCTATGTAGCACTGATATTTTTCATACCAGACAGCATATACAGTCAGTTCTTCGGATACCTGTACAAAAATTCCTTGATTGCAACCGGTATCAAGCGTATTCGCAAGGTCATGTCCTACTCTTCCTCTTCTGGTTTTGCTCCCCGGAACAGATAAATTTACGCTATCTACACCTACTCTGCACTCTGAATAACCCTGTTTTGTTGCTTCGGCTACCTTAACTGCAAGTTGGTTATCTTTTTGAACAGTAGATAATGTATTCACTACCCCATCATCTCTGACTTCGCTTTCGAGGAATTCACGTCTGGAGATTTTGATGTTTCCAGCTTCATAATCTTTGCGGATTTCTTTTCCGTAATCACTACGAACATTCCGTAGCACTCCGAGCGGCTCTATTCCTACTCCATGTCTATCCTGTCCAGTAAGTGTAAACATCGGTTCTCCATCTTCTTTGAATCTCCGTCCATTCTGTCTTTTTTCTGCTCGATCAGGCGTAAGAACTGGAATTGCAATCTTGTTTCCCTCTCCTTTATTTGTTGTTAAAGTAGGGCTTAGTCCATCAGAGTCATACACATTTCCGTTCATTCCTTTACCTGATGGATTAACATTGCACACAACACCAACACTTCTAGGCTCTTTGTAATCCCTACTTGTCAGTGTTGGACATATTCCTTCATACTCTCTCGCTTTTCCATCTTGTCCGATATAGCTTGTGTCAAAAATAATTGGAACTTTTGGCTCTGTATTTCCACCACCACACGTACTAACTGTAGGTGCTAATCCATCTTGACTGTAAACTCTATCTTTTTGTGAGTTTTTTCCATCAATCAAACCAAACAGATTTAGCGAAACACTATTTTCTCCGTCTGCTCTTTCGACAGGAAATACTTCTGTGGAACCTCTGCTTCTAAGATGTCCGATAATGAAGCACCTTTCTCTGTTTTGTGGCACTCCGAAATCTTTGGAGTTGAGCACCTGCCATTCTGCATCATACCCCCCCTGCTCCATTTCAATGAGCAACCGGGCGAAATCCCATCCTCCATTAACACTAAGCAGATTCTTAACGTTCTCAACGAAAAGGTAAGCGGGTTTATCTTCTTCTTTGAGCTGTCCGATAAGGTACATAACTCTGAAAAACAAGCTCGAACGGTTTCCTTGAAATCCAAGTTGTTTTCCTGCAACTGAGATGTCTTGGCATGGGAATCCGAAACACCAACAGTCTGCTTTCGGAATATCATCGGCACACACTCTTCTAACGTCATTTGCATACCATTCTCCGTTTCTGTATTCATCTTTTAAAATCTCCTTCTGCCTTTTCTTCTGTGGTAATTCATCCAGCCTCTTTCTTTGTTCGTCCGTCAGAAGATGCATGGAAATATAACTTGCTGTAGCGAACTTATCAAACTCGCAAAAACCAACGCATTCATGTCCGGCAAGTTCCATTCCTCTTCTAAAACCACCTATTCCGGCAAACCAGTCTATAAATTTCACTCTCACATCCCCCAATCCTGTCTTGAACTATCATTCCCGGCTACTCCTTTACCCGACAGATTTCTTCGTACACTGTAAAGAATTTTCCCTCATGCTCCTTGCAGTATTCTTCCAAAATCCTTTTCATTGTCATCTTGAATGTTTCATCTTTTACTTCCGTAACATCTTCCTCGTACACGCATCTTCTCCTTGAGCCTGTATCTTCAATCACTCGAACAATGCACGCAAATTCAACCTCAACATCTTTTTTCTCATGGTCTGCTTTCCACTGTTTGAGGATTTTAACAATCTCTTCTGGATGTTTTGCTCTGAATTCGGCACATTCCAAATGTGAATCTCCCCTTAACTTATCAATAGGGCATTCCCTACACATCAAACTCATGCATATTTCTCCCTGTAATCTAATCGCTTCTTCCGCACTCATTTCTTCTACTGGTTCAAGCATTTCATCTGTAAAAATATACGGAATTCCAACCATTTCATAAAACTCTCCCGCAATTTTCCTAACTTCGAGTACCGTCCCTTTAAATTTATCCATTTCAGACGTAAATGGAACGCCCTCAGAATATTTCTCATAATTCAAGTCACTTCTTACTTTTACCTTATCTCCAACCTTATATTTCACTTTCTATCCCTCCTAAACCAAAACTTTCGTTTCTTCTTTTCTCGCTTCTCTTTCTGCTTTTTAGACCACTCTGCAAGATATTGTTCCTGTTCCTGATCTTCCTGTTCCTGTCGTGTCACTATGTCACCTCTTTCATCAATTCCTCTATATACAGATCCATACTATGAACCAACTTAATACAATTTCCATGCAATGCATGGTTCTTCCATGAATTATATTTCTCATAGAATTTTTCTTCCGTGAGTTTCCCAGCTTTCACGTCTTTCACCAATTTTCGGAATTTCTTTTTATTCTTCCGCTTGTTCTCTCCGGTCAGCTTCCGAATATATTTTCCATCAGCCGTCATATAATGATGGAACCCTAAATATCGCATTCCTTTTCTAAACGGTATAATCTGTGTCTTTCCGTTCAATTCAAGTCCAAGTGTTTTTAGCATTTCTTTGATGCATTCCAAACACCATTTCAAATATTCCTTATCTTGATGAATCAAGTAGAAATCGTCCATATATCTTCCATATTCAGTAATTCCAAGCTCGCCGGTTGCCATACAATCTACTGCATGGACCATAAGCAGTGCATATACCTGTCCGGCTTGATTGCCAAGTGGTAAACCTGGATTCTTGCTACTATCAATCAGTGTATGATTCAGCCATGTTGTGTACGGGTCTGGGAAGAAATAATCTACAATATCTTTCAGTATTTCATGGTCAATTTCGTAAAAGAAATGTCTTATATCGCATTTCAATATCCATCCGTCTACGCCATGTCTCTGATAGAATGATTCCATGTGGTCCCTTAATCCATCTAATGCATACAGTGTTCCTTTTCCTATTTGTCCGGCAGAATTATATTTTATAAATACATTCTTCAATTTTGGATGCAGAATGTTGTCACAGAGTATGTGTTGCACTACCTTATCTTTAAATGAACATGATTCAATTACTCTTTGTTTCGGCTCATATATTTCGAACCGGTTATACGGAGCAACTGTATATGTCTGATTCTCTAACTGCTCTTTTAGGATATTGATTCCGTCTAAAGCGACATTAGAAAATCTTGCAGTGCTGCTATTAAATTTCTTGCCAGACTTAGCTTTTCGATAAGCGTAATACAGATTCCCATAATCCGTGACAATTTCTCTATCCATTGGTACTCCTTTATATTTACCTCTATGAGGACGGTCCGTTTCCTTTTTGTATCTTTCCCGATTTCGGCTTGATGCCTACTCTGACTCCCTGTTATACAGAATGGGCGCACCCCGTTACTGTTGTTGTAGTTATTGTTGTTGATGTTACCGGACGGAGAAACAACCGCTTAACGGAAACGAACCTAAAGTGTATTTATCTTTTCCGGTCTTTGGTTCTCCATGCAATAGCCATATGTTTTACATCAGATACCAACTTTGACCAATATTCCACGCTTTTTTCACTGATGATATTTAGCTCATAGGACATCTCTATGTAGAAAAGTAGTTCATTGCAATATGCAATTGCCTTTGTCTGCATCTCAAGTCGATCTCTTTTATAATTCTTGATATCCGTTCTATTCGCTTCAAAGAGCATTTCATAGATTTCCATTGACTTATTCTGCATTTTATCAACAAGTGAAAATCTATATTTTTTTGGATATCGGTTGGCATTACTGGTCACTTTCAATGTATGGGTGGCCAGTTCCTTCGCCTTTTGAATTACTTTCAGATCATTCTCTGCCATTAATCATCATCTTCCTCACAAGATTCAAAGATTGAAGAGGAAAAGATACAAACTGGGCGCACCCCGCGACTGCAGCTGAAGCTACGGCTGCTGACGTTACCGGACGGAGAAACAACCCGAACATAGGTGTCATCATTATTACAAGCCGTGCTGTCTGGTGTAAGTGTCCACCACCATTTACCCCTATTCGGCAGGAACTTTCTATACTTCCGGTATTCATCCACGGAAATAAGTGAAACATAATCTCTACAAGTTCCATATTCCGTCTGACCATCTAACGAAAGTAAATTGCGTTCAAACTCGACCAGCGAATCTGTCCCTGATTCGCTTTCAATCTTTTTGCGGAGATCAGTGTTTAACTCATTTCTCAAATCACTGGATTTCCAATCGTTGCAATTATCATCAAACTCTCTGTCTCTTCCGTAAAAATCTTCCGAAATTACAAAATATCCTTTTTCAAGCTTGTCCAGCACCAGCCAGTTAATACCGGCAACTTCAATTGTCTTTCCGATTTCCGGCTTCTGGTATTTTTTTCTTAACTGTTCAAAAACTTCATTAAGATTTTTAAGGTTTTCTCCGAATTCTTTTAACGTCATCATGATTTACTCCTCCTCAACTTTGGATACAAAGATATTAGATTTTAAGATACAAAATGGGCGCACCCCGTTACTGCAGTTACAGCTACAGTTGCCGAAGTTACCGGACGGAGAAACAACCGCCACTGAATACTCCCATCCTCTTTCTTTCGTACTCCAAGCTGTGCAAGTCCAGTACCAATCCGGTAGGTCTTTGTTTACAAGCAGATCATTGTATTCACGTGCTTCGTCAAATGTCAGAGGTCTTACTTTTGTCAAGAGTTTTTCAAATACTTCCTGTCCATCAACTGTTACTAATCCGGCTTCATTTGTACAAATATTTTCTTCTCCGAATTCATCATAAAACTCATTGAGAATTTCGCCCTCGCACAGTTCTCTTAATGACGATTTCTTGTAATCCGCACAATCACCATCAAATTCCACATCTTTACGATATAAGTCTTCTGTAATAACTGCAGTGCAATCTTCTTTCTGTTCCAGTACAATGAATCTTCCGATTCCTGTATCAAATTTCCCACCAACCGGGATATCTTTCAGCATCACTTTGTTTTTCTGTTCTTCTTTCTCGATAGCTGCTACTAATTTCTTTGCTAATTCCAATACACTACTTTTGCTCATTTTTACTTTCCTCCTGTTTCTTCTGCTTTAAGTATTCAAAAGGATCCGCATAATGTGGTTCCCGTTTATAATCCTCAATAGCCTGTTCCTGTCTTGTCACAAAGTCACCTCCGAACAGCGTTCTTTTTGCTACGTCTTACTATTCTCCGCTTTTTCTTTGTTTCTCCTGGTAATTCAGCTTTAGCACTCGACCATCCACAGTCTGCCAAAGGGCAGATAAAACAGTTTGGATAAGTGCATCCATCCGGTTTTGCCATGTTTTTCCTCCTATGTAATAAGTTTTCTAGCCAGATCATTCATGTCATAGTTCCGGCCATCGAAATTGTTGAACCCTTTCTTCTCCTGTCCGCTGTCTTCATACTGTCCCTCAGACACTTTTGTAAAGTTGTTCGGTAACACAAACCAGTCAAATGTTATCTTCCAGTTTTTCACTTTTCCTTGTAAGTACTTGCTTTTCTTCACGTTATCCACAGCTTGCAAGACTTCTTCCAATCCGTTGCTTTCTAACCTCGCTTGTAAATTCTGATATCTCTTGGAAGTCTTCTCTATCTTCTTTACAGGTTTTATCCCGTAGCTTTCCAAATCGTTCCAGGCTTTTATGACAGCTTCAACGGATTCATTGTCTCTTTCCGGCTTTTCTTCCTGTCTGGTCGGCTTATCTTTTTTTTCATTCTTCTGTTCGGTCTGGTATCTTGCGTAGTTATTCACCGTATATACGGTATATCGGTTTGTGGTTTTACATGTAACCTCACCTGTTTTTCTCAAATGTGAAAGTGCTGTCCTCAGTTCGCTCTCAGACAACCCTGTTTCTTTCGAAAGAACGGATGTCGAAGAGACAAATGATCCTCTTTTAATCTCTTCTCCTCGGAAGTTTGCATCTTTCCAGTTGGCTTTTAACAACATGTGCAAGAATAACCGACACGTCTTTATATCTGGATACCAGTCCCATTCCAGTATTTTTCTGCTAAGTTTTATGTAATTCTCGCTCACACCTCTTCAATATCCACCTCAATTCTCGGATTTTTCTTATCAACATAGAATTCATCCGTGAATCCCACTATGTTTTTCCATCCATCGTCCTGTAAGACTTTGGTATCTACTAATGCATCTTGGATACACTTTCGCCCAAATGCGCTCACATTGTCCAAATCCCGTCTCTTATCCGGCTCATACCATCGGTAGTGCATCCGTACCTTTCTTGTTATTCGCAATCTTCCGAATTGCTCATATATAGCTTGCATCACACGGGATTCATTATCTTTCTTCATATCCGCACCCTTGTACCTGTTAGTATTCAGTGCCCGGATATAATCATTCATGTTGTTCAGTTTCCCTTTTACCATCAAAATGTAATGCATTGTAATCCCTACCTATCTTTTTCCAACTCTCAAACGTCTGCTTCATGCAGAGCCGTTTATACTGGATTGCTCTGGCTCTATGTAATTCTTTCCCAATGTATTCATGGAATGCTTTTTCATCTACCGGATCACCCGGAATCGGTCTGAATACACCATCTCCAATATTCACAATACAGTCACCATTGTTATTCGCATGCTCTATCATTCTTCGAAAGATTCTATCAACATTCATGTTGTACGGACGTTGTATTGCGTTTCTATGTCCATCCGGTATTCGGATAAAATAGCTTTCTGCCGTCTCTCTATTCTTTCCCACCGCTTTTCTCCTTTCTGCCGGAGTGTGGCTTCTCCGGCCGTGATACAATATCTTGTGCTGTGCATATCGAATGGGTGAGATGATATGCGTTAGAACCTGTTAATAGTTCCTTTTGCCACATGAATCTATATTTATTTAGCTACAACCTGTTCTTTCCGAACACCTGTATGAACTCTTCTCTTGTTCCGTAGTGTTCTTCAAAATATCTCTGTGCCATCTGCTTAAGTTTTAAGTCCAATCCCTTGTTCGGGTTCCCGTGTACGCTTTCTGGCGTAAATTCGTGTAAATGCGGTGCTAACGGTATCACAAATCCGTATTCTTCCGATTTTTTTCTGTACGGACCATAGAAAATATGGTGTCTGTGACAGTTTGGACTTCCTGTGAAGTAGCAGTGTTCCATATCGTCAGTGAATACACTTTTAAGTCTTTTCGCCAATCTTCACGCCCCATCTTTCTTTCATTTCGCTTATTTGGTTTGGCGTCATAGTCTCTATGCCAAGTTCTTTCGCTTCGTACACAGTCCCGTCAATCAGTTTTGCCATTTCGTCAGTATCGTAAGTATGTGAACCTCGCATTACCAGATTCACCCGGAATACTTTTCCTTTCTGATTGGTGGTTGTCTTAGATGTAGGTTGCAGATGAACAAACTCCACATTGTATGCGTCTATATCATCGTCCAATGGGAGTGGAACCAATGCACCGTTAATGGTTTCGTACTGTCCGTATTCCGCTATCAGCTTATTCTTTATGTACACCTTGCTGTTCCCGGTCGCATCTGCAATCTTTCCAACCAGTACATGAAAGTAAGAGTTTGCATCGAGACTTCTTTTTTTCTTGTATGCCTTAATCGTTATTGTAATCTGCTTACCTCTAAGGTTCTCAAATGCCTGTCTCGCGTCTTCGTTTAGCGTTAGACTGGCTTTTTGCTTATTGGTGGCAAAATCCACCGCCAAGCTATCAAAAGTACCTGTATAGTCCATTTACACACCAAACATCTTTCTGGCTTCTTCCTGATTATCACGGAACCACCCGTACTGCTGTTGCGTCAGATCTTCAATCTTCTGTGCACTGTATCCGGCTATAGCCTTTACTTCATCAATTTTGTTTTTTTCAAATATCTTCCGAAGTTCTTTTATCTGCCCTTGTGTAATCTTTCCGTCATTGGCTTTCTGTTCTTTCTTTCCACCGCTCTTTTTATCGGCTCCCGTCTGCTTTGCGTATTCGTTCGTGTCAGGATCCTTTACATCATCCAAAAGAAACAGTGCGTTCATTGCGTACTTTCTGGCGTAGCTTGATGTTGATCCCGTAACCTGTGATTCATCCATCTTCGGTTTCGTCTCCGGCTCCCGTGCATACGCCGGAACAGATATTTCTCCACCATCTTCGCAGTCGATAAATGTTGCTGTCGATTTCACGTATACTCTTCCGGCTATCTCCACGATTTCATCTTTCAGCGTAAGAGATACATTGTATTCCCTTGAATATTTCTTGAACTCATTCAAGATACTCTCTGCGCTTCTGTAATCGTATCCACCGAAATCGTTATGTTTGTCTTTCGGTACATCCATTCTTGTCTGGATCTCGGAAAGCTTTTCTGTGATATCAAGTTCACGTTTGCTATTTCCTTCTGCCATTACACATCTTTCCTTTCAAAGTAGACACCGAGAGAAGTTAATGCCATCTCAATTTCTTCCAGTTCCACATCCGTAGCCTTAACCGTAAATACTACTGTCTTCGAATCTTCCGTGGTGAGTTCCGCTGCTTTCACTTCGTCCACCGCCTTGATCTTGTCGATGGCTTTCTGTTCTGCTTCTGCCTTAAGTCTTTCCTCTTCACGGATTCTGTCACGTTCTTCTTCTCTTACCCTCTCACGTTCTCTTTCGAGTTCACGATCACGTCTTTCCTGTTCCTCTTTCTCTTTTCTCCGTAAGATTTCCGCTTTTTCCTGTTCGTAGCGGTTAATCATCTGGATAGCAAGAGCAAGGTTGTTGTTCTCCATGTACAGGTTCAACGCCTTTTCCTCTTTTTCGGACTTCATGGCCTTAATGGTTGCAATATCCTGTCTGGTCTGCATAACCTTTAAGTTTATCTCTTCACGGATAGATTTCATTGTGGTGGATGCATTTATCCACTTCTCACCGTAGATTTTTTCCAACGGCATGTAATCATGCAGTTCTTCTTCCACCAGTTCGTTGTACAGGTTCTGGATTTCTGCTTTTTTCTCTTCTACACGTTTTGCTTCAAACTCTTTCACCTGTCCGTCAATCAGTGCGATAGGTTTATCAATCACTCCGATCAGCTCTTTCACCTTGCCCTCAAACACTTCGTAAGGCTTCATGTACTCTTTCTTTACTTCAACCTTGCGGTCGTTCACTGCCTTTCTCAGCTTTCTAAGGTCTGCCAAATCACCTTTGGCTTTCTGCTTATCCTCTTCTGCAAACTGCTTTGTCTCATACACTGCCATCTCTGTTTCAAGAGATTTCTTAATGTCCTCAAAGTTTCCGGTGATAACCCCCATCGTCTGATTTATGGTCAATTCCAATTTTTGCATTTCGTTCACCTCCTAAAGTACTTTCACTATTGTTTTACACTTGTTTTTTTCTGCTACCTTGTCGGCAAGCTTATGCACATAAGCCTTGTCCATATCTGTTTCATAGGCATATGCCCCGATACGGTATTCTAAGTCCGGTTTGCAGATCATCCATATCTCTGCCATCTTCTTTCCCTCCTGTGATCTCTTTCACGCATTCTTCGCATAGCACCTGTCCGTCAAATGTGTGTAAGCTGTCACCACTGTATACAGGTCTTCCACAGCATGTGCAGTATTCCTGTTTTTCTTCTTCCGGCTCCGGCGGTATGGTCTTCCAATGGTCATAGCCTTTAATGCTCTCCATCTTCATCCCACCCCATCATTGCGATTATATCTTTGCTGTCTATGTATTCATGGCTCATTACATATCTCCTTAAAGTTTCTAACTGCCCATGCATATAAGCGTATGATTCCATCACTTTTTCCGTGTTCAGTTTTTTACCAAGTTCTATATACTCCTGTAGCATTGCCCTTGTATCGTTTTCTTTTTTCTCTTCTCCCATGTTCAAATCTCCTTTCATGTGTTATAATTTTCTTGAATTTTTTTCTGAGTGCTTGATTGGATTTTCCATCGGCACTCTTTTTTTATACACATCCGGCTATCATAACCGCCAATGCGTATAGAGTTACCACAAGTGCTATCCTGTAGTAGTTAAGCTTGTCTTCCATGCGCTCTACCTCCTACCCGATCATAAGTATCAGCATTGCAATAAATGTGACGAACCATAAGCAACGCCAAAAGATTAATTTTCTTTTCAACTGGCGGATGATCTCTGTTGCCATTGTCATGTGTGCTTCCTCCTGTTCTTCAGATTTGCGAATTACAGGAGAATGTGTTATAATCAACCTGTATTCGCTAAGCGTTCTTTAGCGGTACACCGCCCTGTCTGGTATGTCGGTACCAGCGGGGCACTTTTTACGCCCTTTTTGTCATCAGACTAATTGTGTCTGACATATATCTATATTCTTTTTATTCTTATTCTTCTTTATATTCTTCTATTGTTGTCAACTGGCTTGCGAATTGATTGTTAATGGATTGTTGTGTGGCTTGCTAACCGTTTTTGCTTGACAAGCAGTTTTTCCTTATTTTTCAATGGTTTTAGCTTGTCATTTGCTTGTCAACTGGCTTGTCAAAATTTTAGATTTTTTGAAAATTTCTTTAATTTTGGCTTGTCAATTGATTGTTATCTGAGTGACGTTTGGCTTGCGACCAGTTGCCGTTTTCCCCTTATTTTTCAAGGGTTGTGGCTTGCTAAGTGGCTTGCGATTTGACCAAAAATCAACTACCATTTTCACATTTACCTTTTCAATAATTTGAATACATCGAAAAATAAATATTTTTAGGCTTTTTTACTGCCTTTCGTACCTGTTTTTTTCACCTTTTTATGTACGTTATTACCTCCAATGATGTTCCCATTTTTGTCCAGTTCGTCCCAAACATAACGCCCTTTACCTGAGTTCCGCCACTGTGAAAAACCTCTCAATTCTCCGTAGTCAAGCCATTCTTTTATGAGTTTTACATGACTGTCTACCATGCACTGAACGGTAAATTCCATTGTTGTGCCAACTGGAACGGTCTCTGAACATGCAAGGGATATTCTTTCTCCCTGTGGTGTATTTGCCCGGAGCGGTCTCTGACACGTTCCCATATCTCCGTCAAAAATCAGAGGTATTTTGCGTTCTTTCACAAAAATAAGACCGTCAATCTCCTTTTTGTACGCCTTAATTTTTGATGATTCACTACCTTTAACCTTACGGAGCATTCCGCATGAATCTTTGAACATGCCTTTTACCTGGTAGTCATATACGAACGGCTTTCCGTCTTCGTATTTGTGAAAAATCGTCATTGATTTCTCTTCTACTGCATCTACACCCAATGTTGCTACTTCGTCCTCACGGGACGGTGCGTCCGGTGCTTTGGATGCAATATAAGTCCGGTGAATCTCCTTATCCGCACACTGAGAACCTAATACTTCCTCAGTGAACGTAATTCTTACTTTTAGTTCTTTCATGATACTGTTTTCTCCTTTTCAATTTGTTCTGGTTGCTTTACCACTCTACGTTCTTCCTTTTCTTGTCGAAACTGTGCTCAGCTTTTCCGTTTCAGAGCTTCTCTCTTCAATTCCTTATCTTTTCGTGTCTGTTCATGCTGATCTGCTACTTTTAGAATCCGTGCTAAGCGTCACAAAGCCATATCATTTCTTTTCTAATCTCTGCCTATCTTTTCCATCTCAGTTACATTCAGTGCTTAACATTTCAGCTCCATAGCCTCTCAACTCTTGGCTCTTCCATTGCATGTTGTCTTTTCTTCTGGATTCTCCTATACTGTTTATACATGCACTGCCATGCCGAGTAATTCAGAAAAGTGAAAAGGAAAACTAATTAAACTTTGCTCTGGCAGACATCAGCTCAGCCAGAGCTTTTGTCATTTCGACCAATTCCTGACTTTCATAAATAGATGCAACACGTGCTGTTTCTTTCTGCAAAAAGTCGCACAATTCTTCAATGGTTTTATCTACTTTTAAAAGTTTGTCCTGTTCCATGTTGTCACCTCCCTGTATTCAATTTATGTTATGCATTGACTTGTCCAATGTAGTAAAACAGAAGTAATGCCATTGCCAGATTTATTGACATCTGTGAACTGCAAGTCAAATATGGCACTCTCAAGAACAACCAGAACGGTTTTTCGATTTCTGTTACGATAAACGCCACAATCAATGCAGTTATCCCGTATACCGCGCAAATAACCGATGCAGTTATCATCTTTGTTATCACCCCTTTTTTGTGTTATAATTTTTCAAATACTAAAGAAAAGAGGTTGTATAATGCACGCCATTTTTAATTTCATGCAAGAATTATTCACAAGAGAAAATGTAACTTTTGCTATCGCAGTTTTCGGTGCTGTCGGTACTGCATGGAACTTGTTTCAATCTCGGAGAAAGATAGAATTTATTCCTATCGGCTTCAAGCTGAAAGATGATAATGAACTGATCGTTCACTTCGAAATCATCAATCATTCCAGAATCGCTATATCAATCGTGAATATCTCTTACTTGTATGATGGTGTCCATTACTCATGCTCAAAAGAGCGTGCTATTGGCGAGTCAATTTATCACGAACGAATGCGATTAAAGAACCTAACAGACTTCTATACACAACCTTTTCCGCTACAATTGGTGGGGCTCGGTGGTACTTCGGAATATATTCGATTTGAACTCCCGCCAAAAATTCATCCAGATTTTTCCAAACCTCAGACTTTTCAAGTCTCTGCCAATCGTGGAAAGGCAACTGAAATGAAACTTCTGCTAACTGATTCGGATTCATCCAGTTTACGTAAATATCGTATTCTGACTTCAATCCGTTCGTTCTTTCAAAAATAGTTTCTACACAATTACCGCTCACTTTCTGGGATATTGGCTTTCCATTGCCTAATGGACTGTATTCCACGCTATCACCTCCTGTATTCAATTGTTGTTGATATGGTAACTTATTAAGTTACTTTCTTGGCAAAAAAAATATCCATCGGATTATGAATATTCAGTTTGTCGATCATAATCTGGATTTCATCACTTCCAAAGACACCTTTTTTCATCTTAGAATAGAACGTTTTTGGTGTCATTCCAAGCATTTTAGCCACATCACACTGAGTTTTACCGTTCTCTACGATAACTCCACGCAATTTATTTGTGTCTATCATATAATCTTCTCCTTTCCAACTCCGTAACTTTTGAAGTTACTTTTATTATACACCATTTTTGTAGCCTGTCAAGTTATTTTCTGCTTGACTTGTAACTTATTTGTGTTACAATAAAGTTACCAATAGGAAAGGAGGAAAAATCAATGGCTAATGAAATGACCGTTGGAGATAGAATTAAAAAAGTAAGAGAATGTATCGGAATGGCTCAAATTGATTTAGCGAAAAAAGCCGGGATAGGAAAACAACGATTATATAAATACGAAAATAACGTAGTGACGAATATTCCGATCGATATAATCGAAACTATCAGCAATATTCTTGGTGTATCACCAGCTTATATAATGGGTTGGGAAAAGAATTTGTCAGAAGACAATGCAGAGCTTATACCAGAATTACTTGCAGACAAAGTTATTCTTGAAAGTGTGAAAAAATTAATGACGTTAAATAAAGAGCACCGACAAACTATTTGTGACACAATAGCCTATTGGTACGAAAAAGAGGGGCATTAAATGCCCCACTTTTTTTTGAAAGATATAATCATTGAATATAAGAAAGTCAAAAACTGTTCATTCTCACATTCTTCTATCATTTTAACAAGTTCTTCTTTGCGTTTAATTTCATCCACATAAATCCCTCCAATATCCCGACACGTCATTCCAGTAGCGATTACTTACATTATAGAACATATGTTTGTTATCTGTCAATGTTTTCGCTGATAGCATCTTTTACCACAAGATAGATGTAACGCATTAGGCGTGGGTCACGGATTCCTTTTATCATCCGCTTGATTTCGTTTTCATAAGTATCAGTCCATGTTTTGTTGCTCTTGCTGTTCATTTCGTCCTTTCCCATTAGATTACCTCCTATCAATGGCTTGACAAGTGCCATTTTTGTTTTATAATGATACATTGTAATACTTAAATAAATTATAACTCGAAACTATAGTCAAGATGTTGGCTAAAATATCATATTTTTCTTATAAAAAGAATGAAAAATAGCCAAGATATTAGCCTTTTCGACAGGATGTGACATAATGCTAACAAAAAATGAAATGTTGGATAACTTCGCACATAACATCGAAGAAGAGCGGAAAAGCCTTGATTTTACGCAAGTTCTCTTTTCTAAGATGCTGGGTGTGTCTGTGTCCACATACAAAAACATCGTTTCACGGAAGACTAATAATCTTGACGTTTTCTTAGCACTAAGGTTGTCGGAACTAACTCATAAATCTATCCCTGATCTCTTAGGGTATTCTTCTAAGGAATACGAGGTATTGGGAAAGTACAGGCAATTGACCGACAGACAACGTGCGTATATTCTTGGTAAGATGGATTATGAAATCTCTATGAAAGTATTGGAAACGGATCCCGAAAACATGTTGGATGTTCTATGCCCCACTGGTGAGATGGCTGACGGTATGATATTGGATTCTTCACACGAAGAACGGATATACTGCCCGGAATACATAAAAAAGTACGGTGAGACATTACATTGTGGCATAAAGATAACGAGCAACCACTTGCTCCCTGTATATGTAAAGGGTGATATCATCTGCATATCCAAAAGAGTGCCAAGAAACGGTGATACCGTGATTATTATACATAAAGAAACAGGACGTGCGTATATAAGGCGGTATGTGCAGAGAGGTAAGATAAAGTTAGTCCCGATCAACGGCTTCGGTGATGTCATAGAAGTTGATCCAAATAGTTTTGAAGACATGGAACAATGGGTAAGGTTTGGAGTTGTGATTGCGGTATTAAGAAGATAGCATACTATATACTTCTTAAAAAGATAATAAGGAGCTGTTGAAATGCGTCCGAGCCAATATCATTACATAAAACGTGCTGTAACAAGAACTGCGTACAACCGAAAAATGCAGAAGAAACGTGCTAAAAAGCGCAAGAAAGAACTTAGGAAGAAAAAAAGGAAAGAAAGGATCTATACTTTTCAAAAGAATTCAGAGAAAGCTTCTGTACAACATGATTCTCCTGGATTTAAAATTACAATGCTTGTATTAGCAGAAATTTTCTTTGGAATATTAACGCTCTTTCAGACGATTAATCTTTTCGCAAACTGGACAAGGTGCATGAAAGAAAATGGTATAATTGGTACTATATTCTTATTCATAATAAATATAGCATTTTTTGGCGGGTTAACATATCTATTCTCATATTTGATAAAAAAAGACAAGAAAAAAGACACTGACACTTTGCAATTTGATAATTGTATATATCATCTTGAAAAGGAAAAATCTCTAACCGATCGTGCCAATGCTGTTCTTGAACATAAGTACAAAACTCTTGTCGAAGACTTAAACAAATTGGATGTCGAAAGAAAAACTGTTTCAGAAAAAGAAATTAAGATAGATAATATAGAGATTCCAACTGAACGAATTAACAAAAGGAAGAATCAGAATGATGTTCAAAAAACATCAATTCCCAAAAATCATTTTGAGCTCAAATATGCAGTTGTTGAAAATCCAGATCCTTACTTAAAAGAAGCATCAGAACTATTTATCAAAAACGGGAAAGCTTCTGTTGGAATGTTACAAAGAACTTATAAAATTGGTTTTTATCGTGCGGATCGCATTTTGAAACAGCTTGAAAAAATGGGAATTGTCAGTTCTGAGTTCGGGACACATCCAAGAGAAGTTCTTGCATCACCAGAAGATATAGATGTAGCTTTTTCAAATACAACTTTCCGAACATTTTCCACAGAAGAGAAAGTTAAAAGAGAAGAGAATGAACGCATAAAGGATTTTTCCGATGCTTTCGCTTCTCTGTGTGTTGCAAATTGTGAACTGGACAAAGAGCAAAATTATACAGACGATGTCACTGGAGGAAACGTAAAATATAACGAAAAACGATTTGATAATCTTACAAACTATTCTGTCATAAGTCAAATAGTATCAGATAAAAAAATCAAAGAAGTTTCTGATAAAATATTGCATGTGTATAGCGAAATTGGATTAATGGTTATGATAGATGGTTCATTATGCACGAATCAATATGTTGTTCTAAAATTAAAACCGATGCATGGGACCAGGATAAATGACGTAATTTCCATTCAAAGCTCTATCGAAAGCGCAATTGGAATGAAATCACTAATGAATGTCATGTACAAAAAAGGATATATCGGAATTCTGCTTCCAATCTATCATTTTATAGAAAAAGAAAAAAATCCCACTACTGGCAAGTAATCCGTAGTGGGATTTTTAGTATTGTATGCAAAGTGTAATGCTCTTATATTATTTTACAACGCCGGATAAGAGCCAGTAGGTTGTGACAAGTCCTACTTTTCTATCCGGTGTAAGTCCTCTGTTCCTCTGGAATACTTCTACGCACTTTCCGAGATAGTCTGTCCACCCCTCGTTGTAAGACAGCTTCGTAAAGCCATATACGTCTCTGAGTGTGCGTCTCAGCCATCTGATAGCTGTAATACAGTTGTGTGTCTGGCCGGACCATAAGATATGCGTTTTGGCAAAATTCTGTGAGCCGACACCGAATTTGTCATCAACAGACAGTGCGTTGGTATCAAACCCTTTGTTCATGGCTTTCTGCCATTCTCCAACACGGGAATTATTGAGATAATACCGCTTGTCACCTTTCCAAGATTCATCTACCGGTTTAGGTGCCGGTGCTACAGTCGGTTTCTGTACCGGAGTTACCGTACCGCCCAAATCCTTATAAAGATAGTTCACGTCTACATTTCCAGGGATTCCAGGAATAGAGCCTTTCGATGTGTACTGCCACATATCAATTCCGTCTACTCCGGCAGATTTGGAGCCGTAAGATGCAATCCACAGAGAATATCCCCATGTCTGGTCGATATAGTTCTTATACCAAGATGTAGATGCATAGATTCCGGCTTTATAGCCATGTGCCACCATTGCGTCACAAAATGCTTTTGCGTTGGCTTTTGCAACGCCCTGTGTTCCTCGCTGTTCGCTGTCGAAATATACAGGCCATGCCGGAGAATGTCCTTTTAAAAGTCTTAATGCATGGTTGATTTCTCCATGTACTGCACCTGTAGTCTTTGCGTAAGAATACAGATATACACCGTAAGGGATGCCAAGTCGCTCACATTCAGATACATTTCTCAGCCATTTTTTGTCATCCTGTCCTGTCTGATCTTGTCCATATCCGCATCTGATGATAGCACCTACAATGCCGGATGCTTTTACTTTCGCCCAGTCGATGTTCCCGTTATGTTCAGAAACATCGACTATCCTATTCAATATATCCCTCCTGTTTTAAGTGTTCTTTCGTTTCTGTAATCTCTGATGCATGATCTTTCACAAACTTTTCTGCATCTGTTTTTTCCATGCTGTAGTGTTCTGCCAATTCGTTTACGGTATAACCGTAGGCACAGCTTTTGATCACTTCGCACATGGTTTCTTCGCTCATAGCTGCCATATTTTTTTCTCCTTCCCTGTTTGATAAGGAAATCATCTCATGTTTTTCGGTTGGCAATGTTCCCCACATTTTTAGGCTAATGCGCACCAGTTAACAATAATAGACACACTTGAATTGTTTCCGTTAACAGTACGAATAACGCAACTACTGGTGGTCGTACTTAAAACCTGCACTCCGAACGATTTTGTGTTTTGTGATCCACCGGAAAGAGATACAAGTACAGTCGGAGCCTTTGAAAAAGTTTTTCCGAATTTTACAGTAGTATCTTTGTAAGTATTTGCAGGTGTTTCGATAAGAGACGTTGTGCCAAATACTGGGGCTTTTGCTTTTAATTCCGTAATATACGTCAGAATTGTTTTGTTCCCTAATTCTGAAAACTTCCACGTAGATGCAATTCTGCTTTTAATCGTATCGAAAATAACACCAAGTTTTGTTCGATTTGTAATCGGTGTAGAATCTTCAACGATGATATCATCTGTATCATTTACTTCTGTAACTTGTGGAAGTTCTTTTATATATTTTCCATAGATTTTCTGCGCTTTTTCATCAGCCATTTATATCTTCCTCCTTAATAAATAATGTTTGTGTAGCCATACTTTCTAATTCACTAATACGTCTTTCTAACTCGTAAATATCGTCCTCTGTAAGCAGTTTTTTTACATTTATGCCATTGTTCCAAATTGGCTGGCTTAATCCGAGCATGACTGGATTTGCATTAACATCTCCAAATTTAATATTTACAGACGTTCCAGATTCTGTCGTTTCTGTAGTAGCACTGTAAACAGTATAATCAGCATCATTAATGTTCCTTTTTAAATCTCCTGTCATAGCTCCACCAGCGGTCGGGACGTAAGGCTGTCCAGATCCTGAAAAGACTTCGTTTGCCGGAAATTCAATATCAGATTCGCCATTTACGCTCCTACTGCATCCACCGATAGTAATCTGTCTTTCTTTCCCCCATTGGTCAGTTACTATTCCGTCCTGACCATCAAACGGTGTACCATTGATTTTAATATCGTTTTTCAGCGAAGTTGCTTTGATTTGAGACACATCAATATCAACAGATTCACTGCCGTCTATAGTTGCTGTCCCTGTAGCATCGCCGGAAAGAGTTAGTTCAAACGGATTTGTTAATTTATCCGCTGTAGCAACGGAAAGCAGTTGTTTTAAAGTCCCGACAGAAATCTTTAGATCTTCTGTGCTTGTTTCTATGAGCAAGTAATCATTATCTGACAATGTTTTCGCTTCGTTCAACGCTTCAATGTATATCTGGTCCATACTATCACCTACTTACTAGAGCATTCGACAAATCGCTTACCAAAGAGTTTACTTTTTCAACAAGTTTGTCGTATTCTGTTTTTTTAACGTACAGCTGATCTGTCTTTTCCGAAGAATACACTGTGGATCCACTCAACTGTGTATCATCGATTCCGACCTTTCCGGCTATGATTTGGTTAGCCTTGTCGATAGCTTCATTCGCTGTCTTTGACGCTTCTCTTGCGTCTTCGATAGCCTGTTGGATATTCGCCAAGTCTTGCTCAAAATCTTCTCTTGTAGCCAACGTCTTAAATGTTCCGGCTGAAAAACAGATAAATACTTTTTGGTTTTCGGCCACTTCGTCTATAGTTACCGCAAATTCACCGGGGAGCATCTTACTTGCGTCAAAATCTGCAAGTAGTCCCCTACGCATCTGTATAGCCATATTTTCTCCTTTCTATCCAGGGATCCATCTTACAAGAGAAACACCAGATGGTTGTGTCGGTGTCCCTCCACCGCCAGCAGAACCGCCTTTTGTATACCGTAAAACGTAATCCCATCCTCTCGAATAATTATAATATCTGCACACCCATATCTCTGTTCCCGTCTGATCCCCGGCTTCTGGATGTCCTCTTGTAGATGATGCTTGCACCATCTGACCACCACCGATGTACATTGCAGTATGATATTTAACATTTAGCAGTACATCCCCTCTTTGCATTCCAGCACCAGTGGCTCTGTTGCAGCTTGCCGTTACATCCGTGAATCCGCAAGCACGAAAAACATTGTACATATTCCCCGTATAAGTAGCTCCATTTGATTTTACTGGAACTCCGGCTTGTTGCCATGCAGATATTACGAGTGATGAGCAATCATAATCTGGATTCCCCCAACGGTTCGCTTGGCTGTATCCATGTCTGTTATCGTTTGCGATATTAATAGCCCATTGAACCGCACTTTCTGTTTTTGTCATATGCCTGTCTCCTTAAAATGTTGTGCCACTTGCAGTTCTTCCACTGACTAAATTGCCATTCACAAATTTTAAGTAACTTCCGTCACTAAACACGGCAGTTCCTGTTTTTGCTTTGTTTCCGTTAATCACCATCTCCTTTGCAGAAATGGCAATTTGATTTTTACTTAAAAGTTGTAATCTTTTTGAAACATTAAATTCGGAATAACCTTTTCCGATGTTTAGGTAATCCGTAGACGTAGCTCTCGCTTCTATACCATCTAATTCTCCAGAAATGTAACCTGTATATTTTCCTCCAGATGAGTAAAGATCAATTTTTGCATTATGCAAATCTATTTTTCTACCTATAGAATCTTCGGATACATAATGTCCTTTTGCATACACACCTTGATTATTCCATCTCCCTATTTCATTTCCGTCTGAATCTTGCATCGAAAGTACACCATTTTGGTTGTTATAGCCACCAAGTGTCAATGTTCCAGAATGTATCCAATCGCAGTTAATACCTACGGCAGAAAGTACATTAACTACTGCGTTTCCGTTAGAATCAAGTCCGGCATTCCACGTTTTTCCACCGTCTGTAGATACCGCAAAAGCATCCCCGACCATTTTCCAGATAATGTTCGAATCTTCCAGCCGTTCTTTGTTGTGGAGATAAAATACAATGGATTTATCATCCTGTATCTTTTCCGTCTTGAAAAATCCCATCCCTTGTGTCATTAATGCCGTAAGGGATTGAACAGCTTCATCGTATTTGCTGATTTTTTTATCGGCCATTGCAGAAGCCTTTTGTACTGCTTTCGTTTCAGAAGTCACGTACTTACTGCTATTTCTGATTGCATTTTCGGCCGAACATTTCAGCGAAGTAAAACCGAGAAAGTTAAAAGTAATATCAGTCAAGATGGTTTTGTTTACTTTTCCGTTCCTGTCGATAACATAGGCAAGATCCATAAAGTCTGCAAGAGGATAAGAAAGATGTTCGCCGGAAAAATTCATAAATGATACGCCCGTAAGTTTTTCTCCGACCGTATTAACCAGTAAGCTCTTATCTTTGATTAGTGAATTCTCTATACTCAATATGTACCCCTCAGAACCATATGTGTACGTTTTTTCATTCTCTGTAGTTTGAATACCTGTTATAACTATAGGTTCTACTCCTGTTGTCAGCCCTGTCTTCCACTGAGTTAAGAAATGGAAATTATCAACTAACTTGAAGCTACCATCGTCTATGATGTCACCACTTGTATACACATTTGTAGCATCTGTCAGAATGTATCCGCTGGCTTCTTCCACATCCACGGAATGTACTCCAAGCACATTTCCATTTTTAAGCAAGAACAAATTATCTTTTTTTCCGATCAGCTGATATGCGTTTTTTTGTTTCCTTTCAACGGACCTGTACATAATTCCATAAGAATCATCTGTAAGAAGTTCCAACCCATCATCAAACCATCCACCGTCAACATTCGAACCGCTTGAATATTTTTCGGAACTCCAATCCAAGTCGTCGTAATAATACTCGCTAATGTCTTCTGAGAATGTACCGCCGGACATCTCCGCATAAGTTGAATACTTTTCTGATATCATGTCTGTCTCAAACTGCCCACCATCATAGTTCTGTCTCGGATCATCAAACCATCCACCGTCAGTATCTGCTATATTGTCAAAAAGTGACATGTCATACTGCGAAATCTGTAAGTGGTTATCCACATTCATCCACGCATTACCACCAGCAATCATTGCTATCCATCCAATTACTTGTCTGTGAGTGGTATTTGTAGGTTTTTCCTTTACCATGATGTTATCATCAGAAAACGAAGTAACATCCATCTGCACACCGCACGTTCTGCAAGAATCTTTCAGAATATCCTTTAAACTGAGTGGATACGTTAAATGTGTGGTATAATCTCTGTCAAGTTTGTATGCATCGTCATAAGCCGAAAAGCTTACGGTATCCCCATAGCTTTCCGGGTCAATTACGGTATAAGTGCCACTTTTTATAGTCAGATCACCTATATCCGTGCTAATTGACTTATACAATGTTATCTTTGCACCGAGAAAGCTATGAACTCTATATCTGTCATCTGAGTTGTACAGTTTTACTGTGATTTTTCTGGACACAACATTACCGAGTGGCAAGCTTTGTGTACCAGCTCCATCAACAATGTTGTTGCCAGATATTAAAAATTCGGATCGGCCAAGATTTAACACTGTGCCATCCAAGAAAGTAACCCTTGCAGATGGATACCAGTCACTACGTCCGTATATAGCTTTCTTATATGCATTGCTAATGTGTATCATAGTGGATTCACCCCGATTATGTTAAAACTAAGGGATTTATACTTTTCTTCTCCCTCTTTTAATGTCCCGATATCTACACTTCCTTGTGTGACGTAAAACGGTGCTTCTCTCCATCTTCCGTAATACACGGAAAAATAATATAGTTGCACCTGTCTCTGATTTACAATCATCTGCAAAAGGTTTGCCATTTCCGATATACTTATGTCACTTCCCTCATAAGCGTAAGATTCTACCGTGAACATCGGTTCATTGCACATAACTCCACTCATTAATCGCTCCGTTCCCTCTGTAGAGGTAGTGGCAAAGCTGAACTTGAATGTGTCTGGCTGATGAATAGTCCGACCATTAATCTTAATCACTTGCTGTGCCATTTTACCTACCTCCCGAGTTCGAATACATTCTGTCCATTGGACATCTGCATTTCTTTTGCTGTATTAATAAGCTGTTCAAGTACCGTTCTGCTGTCCAGATTTACCACAAGTTTTATCATTCCTGTACCTTTGCCACTTTCTTCGCTTACGATTTTTCTTAACAGATTTTCCGGCATCTCCAAGTTGTTTCCCTTTGCCTGGTCACCAAGCACCGCTAAAAACGGATTTCCGGCTGGAATAACTGCCCCTTGTGCAAGATATGGAATTCTGGTGTAATTTGCATGGGAAAGATTAATTCCTTTACCGCCAATACCTGGAACCCAATCCGGTACTTTAATGTGATTCAGTCCGTCCACTAATCCGTTAATTGCATTAATAATCGCTCGATTCAATCCATTAAATAGGGCGATAACCATATTTACAGGTGCTTTAAAAATTGAGTAGATTAAGTTAGCAGCTCCACGGAGTATGTTTAGTATTCCTTTTAGTGCCATATCTACGTTCCCTGAAAATACTCCTTTTAAAAATGTGACAAACCCAGAGCATATCTGTTTAATGCTGTTAAAAATCCCTTTAAAGCTGTTAAGAAAAACTTCCACTACATCTCCAATTACTCCGAATTGAGCGTGCCAATCAGTGGCAAATACTCCTTTTATCCAGTCCATAAGCTTTGACATTACAGCTTTAAGCTGATCCCAGTGAGTGATAATTAATACAATAGCTGCAACGGCTAACGCAATGGCAATAGGTATTACATTTGAATCCACTGCAAATCCTTTGAAAGCCGTAACGATCATAGAAATTGCTCCAGATAATCCCCCGGCACCAGTGAATACGCCTATAAGGCTTGTAATGGCACTTTTTATTCCAAGTACAAGAGGTGATATCTTCGATGATGCAAAGGCTCCAAGTAATGCAGCTCCAATTGCATCTATAATCCATTGATGCTCTCCGAGAAAATCAAACAAACCCGCAAGTAGATTAATAAGAAACGGAAGTCCATTTTCTATCAAGAACTTAAGCATTGGTAAAATGATATTCGTATACAATCTTTCTAAGAAACTTCCAATAGCTTCTATCAGCGGTGACATAGATTCAAACAGATTCTTAATCGAATTAAGTAACGGGTAAAAGTTCAACGATCCCGCCCACTGAGCCGTATCCCACACAAGACGATTGATGATACCAAGTACCTTTTGGAAAGCATCTGCTATAGCCTGTATAATGGCCGTTCCTACGGCGTTTTTATTCCAAGCTATATCTAATTGCCTTGCGATATTCCCGACCGTTGTAAGCAGTCCCTGTGCGATCTGTAACATGGTAGACAGTATCTGTGTGCCTGTACCATTCGTCCAGACTTCCAACATACTACTGCCGACACTCTTTGCAAGTGCTCCAAGTTCCGATAATGCATACTTAGCAGCATCAATCGTGTTCTTGCCCTCACGCTCCCAAGCTTCTTTGAACGGTTGGAATATCTGCCCAAGTACATCCTTGATTTTTTCGAAAATCGGTGGTGCATCTATCGGAACTTCTTCAAACATTTTGCTGATCGGTGTTCCGTTTACATCGGATCCAGACGGTGTTGTGTCGGTATCCTTATTTGTTGTGTACCGATTAATTTCGTCCAGTGGTGACAGGTAGTCTTTCGCTGCTTTTGTGGCTTTCTTTGTAGACTTGGCGGTCTTGTCCAGACTGGCAGCATAATTTTTTTGCACTGCCAATGCCTTTGTGTATGTTTTATTCCCGGCAAGATACCCGAAAAACATTCCTACATAGGTTATGGCTGTGCTGATAAGGTCAATGAATCGTGACAGTATCGGTGTGATAACTGTCAGAATCGGACTGAAAGCTGTAGCGAATGCATTTTGCAATCTTATAAGACTCCCCCACAAAGTAGATATATTTGCGTTTGTGGTTTTGGAGTATTGAGCAAGATTATTAAATCCACCTATTATTCCTTGCGTAAGAGCACTAAGAATTCGAAAAACACCGCTAAACAATAGAGACATCGTAAGCATTCTTCCGATACTCATTCTTGCTGATCCGGCTGATTTACTAGCGTCTTTAAATGACCTACTCAGTTTTGAATTGGAATTTGCAGTTTTGTTATTAGCACTGTTTACTCCAAAAAGTTTTTCTTTCAAGGAAACCAAACCAGTACCGTAACTTGCAAGTTTACTTTTAATGCCAGAATACGATGTGTTTAATCGGTTCTGCATATCTGCAAGTCTTCTTTCTGCGGTCGCAAGCCTTTCCATGTCTGCCTGTGCTTCTTTAGTGTTCACACCAGTCGAAAAAGCTTTTCCAGAAACTTCCAGATCAATAAGCTCCGACCTTGCGTATTTAATAGTGTTCGCAAGTTCATCTATGTCATACTGCATTTTTTTATAAGTCGAAGTGTTCTTTTTTCCTCCGTTTGCTACAAAACGTTCCTGAGATGCCGTAAGCTGATTGAGTTTTGCTTCTGCTTTTGAAATTTGGTCGGATATTTCCTTGTATTCAGTAGTTGGGATGCGCTGATTTGCATAGGATGCTACCTTTTGCCGTAACGATTCTACCTTTTGTTCTTGTGCGCTGTATTCGTTATTCAGTTTTGCAAAAGCATCTATCTGCTTGTTGATGGCGTTTTTTGCAGATGTTCCCAAATTATCCACCCTGTCTGCTGCTCTTCGCAATCCGGCTTCAATTTCTTGTGTGCCCGCCTTTACGCCATCAGTTCTGATTTTTGTGTTAATAACAATACTTCCATCTTCTGTCATGTATTGTCCTTTCTACCGCAAATATTTAGCGGTCAGCGGGTATCTCCACATGATACCCGGTTAATTATTTACGAGTCCGAATACTCTTCTTAATTCTTCTTTTTCTTCTTCGCTTCGCTCTGGTGTCGCTTTAAGGTCAACAAGTTCTTTGTTGCTAGAATAGAATTCTTTTTCCCAACTATCCAATTTCTTCCCTTTCGAGACTTTTTCGCGAATGTTAGTGATAGTGCTGAACAGAGATTCTCCAATCTCCATGAAAAGTCCCATAAACGTCCACCAATGCAAGTACTCTTTCTCACGAATATCCTCATGTGCCACTTTATTAATGGCCGGGATCAGAATCTTTGCATCTTTTTTCCAATCCATAAGTTGCGGTTTTTTCTTATCTCCCTTAAATCCGAAGTCGATAAACTCTTTCGCTGTCTTTAAAGCTTCTTCCCAGTCTTCCATTGGAAGATTATCAAAGTCTTCGTAGAATATAGCCAGAATCGTTGTGTATATCTCTAAGTTCTTCTCTTCTTCGGACATTCCGGCTACTATGTCGGGATCATTAATAGCACAAAGAATATCTAACACGGCTCTGTAATCTGAGCGTATTCGATATTCTTTGCCGTTTACGTTAACGGATTTCGGAAGTTTCCAGACATCCATTAGTTATGGTACTTGGCCACATACTTATTTACACGGCGCTGTACCTTTGTTACGTTTGTATTCAGAGTTTTCTCAATAACCTGTGCTACACCATCAAGCACCTGTTCCATAAAGATTTTACCGTCATCCATAGGAGAAAAAGGACCAAGAATAGAAAAGAAAGCTTTTTCCGCATCCGCATTAATCAAATACGAAAGCTGATCTGAAATTTCTTTTTCTGCTTTCTTTACAGCTTCTAAGCTGTCTTCTTCAGGCATCTTGTAATTCTTCCAAAAAGATACAACCTCTTCATATCTTTCAACGATGTTTGTGTCATTTGGTGCAAATACCAACTGCCCCAGTTTTTCATGTGTGTGTTTGTCTATAATTGGTACTTCAATCTTTCCAGAATCAACCGAGATACAAAGTTGATTGTTGTTTCTTTTTTTTGGTAACTTGTTGCTCATATTATTCCTCCTGTTAATAAAGCGTTACAGTACTTCTTTTCCTGTAGAAAGACTATGCGGGATTGTTCCGGCTGTGAATTCTGGATTGCCAGAAGCAAGCGAAGTAGCACTTACATATCCCTCTGTTCTCTTACCGTCAGAAGATACTTTAAACGGAATGTTTACGCCAGATGTATCTCCACCATAAGACTGAGGTTTTACCATAACCTCTTCGACATACGCAAGGTGGTTTTCTGCACTTGTATCTTCCACAAGGACTTCCAGCATAAGTGTTTTGCAGTCCGCTCCTTTCAATCGTTTCATTGCAATATCCCTAATCTTCGGATACAGCTTTTTGTCTGGGTTTGCATAGTATGTATCTGCATCCATAGACGGTTCATATCCATTATCTGTTGTTTTTGTCTGACCAAGAATGTTCTTCTTCGTCTCTGTATCCGGGTTCAGATCAACCGACATATCGTCGATGTCATCACCAAGGATTTCCCACATAGCACTTGCTACTGTCTGTTTGAAACTATAGTCCAGATAATGTGCGAGTGCTTCTCTGCTAAGATTTCCCATATTATAGTCCTTTCTACCGTTAACTTTTTACGGTCAGCGAACATCTCCTATTGATGTCCGGTTAATTAGTTCTTATGAATACATTTCTGTATTTAAGAGACATACTAATCACCCAGTCTTGCACATTGTTTTCGTAAGTTTTGTCAAGGTATGATGGTGTGATTCTTGTAATCTCTTCTATTTTTCGTTCTTCTGTAAGTGTTGGGTAAGATGTAAGCCTATGCTTTTCGCCATCAATCACGACTGTTTGTCGTTCCAGCCATTTACCTACACTATCAAGAAATTCCTTGATATCCGCTTTCATATTCGGAGAATCACGGGATGTCCTGCACACGATATAAAATGGGTAGTTGCAAAGCTGATTCACCTTACCTGTTACCGATTTTTTCTCCTGTGCAATCACCGCACCTGATACCGGATAGAATGCCATTCCGTCATCTTCTTTGAGTGTGGAGAATTTAAACACTTCTCCGGTTTCCAATCCCGGATACTGATTCAGCAAATCCTTAAGTGCATTTGTTACAATGTCGTATCCGTCAACATCGTATTTCACTATTTTTTTACTATCCACCGCCTGCACGTTTCTTCACTCCTTTTGTCCATGTATCACCAAATTCATCTTTAGCAGAATCAAACCAATGGTCTGTCGCAAAAGGGTTTGGCTCTTTCGAAAACTGGATATCACGGTCTGTTACTACTTTTTTTGCTTTTGGCCTTGCCCACGGTGATCCCGTTTCCGGGTCTACCATGACTTTCCCCATGTACAGGTATCTTGCGTAAGGACCATATCCGGCATAAACTTTTCCACTACCTTTCAAGGCTTCGTTCTGCGTATTGGTTGTATCAATCAGCATCCCGTCTCTTTGTGGAATATACTTTTTTGTGCCTGTCCATACCTGTTCATCTAACCAAAGTTGAGCATCTTGGAATTGTTTTTCGAATCGATCAAGATTCACATTCACTTTGATGTCAGCTTCAACTATTGAAATATTCGGAAAATGGAACATTCTGCTACGTGCCATTTACTTTCCCCCTATCTCAAAATGTGGGATAAGTGTGTATGTCCCGACATTGGTGATCAAGAATACATTGTCGCGATTTTTGTTCATGTAATCATAAAAGCCACCGTCTCTCCGGCTCTGATAGTCTTCGTCTGCTATCATCTTTTCGTCATGTTCGCCTTCAATGAAAAAGTCACCGCTTGCAAATGTGATGGTATGTCCAAGCGTATCGTTAATTTGTTTCGCCCATTTTTTAGGCTCAAGATACTTTTTGCCAGATACTACTTTTTCATCGGATACCATGCGATACAGAACATGGAGCGTTGCCGTGTCAGCCGTATCAAGTCCTGTCTTTTCAATGTTTGCGGATTTATCAACAATGAGTTGAACACCTTTAATTACGGTCGGATACCAAAATATTTCATCCTTTTGATTCACATATTTGTTGAATACAGTTATGGTTTTGTCATACATTGGTACCACCTCTCGTTAATAAAACTTCTTACCGCATTTTTCACACTTCCATATGTGCCTTGTTTCTTTTATCCCATTTCCGATATCTTCCAGATACGTTCCAGCATGGATTTTCTTTTTGTGTTTGCAAAATAATCTTTTAATAATTCCCATTGTTCAAATCCCTCTATATAGCAAGTACACTCCGTTATCATCGGTAACGTTAAAAAGATAGCTAACCGCCGCTTCAAGAAGTATTCTTTTCTCTTCTTGCACATTGGTAGCTGCTAAGGTATACCGATTGCTCTGGCTGTTCCCGTTAGCGTAAGATATGCTTTCATTTCCAGAAGAAACAGAAGAGACGGTCTTATTTACGACCGTCCCATCTTCTCTCTGTATGGTTCCTATGGCATCCATAGAAGCTTTTTTAGCTTGCTCTATCTTGTACATTTCATCAGCTACTGCACATACAGCTTTTTGAACTTTTGTTTCTGCTCGCTCATTTTCTGGAAGCCCATCAACAAGGCGATCCATCGTGTAGTTGTCTACGCAGTCACTGGCTCGTTCTACATATTCACGAAATTCGCTTTCTGGAATTGTTTTTCCGAAAAATTTTTTTGTATAAAACTTATAATCTGTGTACGCCATAGTGTTTCACCTAATTTTCCTACTTTCTTGGATTCGATCTCGTCTTTGGCTTTACGTCACTGACTTCTTTATATTTTTGTGGATTGTTTTCCATCAACTGAGCACTCGTTTCATGCTCGGTTGATAAGATTCTTCCTGTTTCCAAGTCTTCAAACCGTCTCATGTTTACTCACCTTTCTTGTTTTTGAAGATAAGGTCAGGCATTACAGATTTTGTTCCGTAGTGGTAAAAGAGTTCGATGCCATATGCTTCTGAAAGAGGAATCTTCTCAGCACTGTATGGTGTGGATTTAACAGGCTGTGCGATAGCTCCATCCACCATCACGATCACGTCAACGTCTGTCGGCATGTGCACGCATGAGAATGTTTTTACGCCATGATAAGCATAGAACTCTTCGTCAGCCACGCCAACACCCGGCACTGTAACTTTGTCCAGATATGTGCGGATTTTTCCGTAGAATTTCGGTGTACAGATCATGTTCATCATAGAACGAGGTACTCCGTCCACATATTCATTCTTGGTAGTTTCGCACTGCTGAATCATGGTTTCAGCCTGTTCCTCAATAGCTGTAATACCTGTCAGATCAACTTCTGTCGCATCTGTTCCGGCAACTTTGAAGAACTCAGTGTCGAGTTCTGCGATCATTCTGAGCGCATGGTTTGCTGTTCTTTTTGCAATAAGTCCCTCTACTCCGAGAAGAGATACGTCTTTCTGTTCAACCTCTTCTACAATTTCCTTATCTACATTAATCGGAATCGTAACCGGCTTTCCTTTTACTCCATCACCTTTAGATGCACCTCTGGCTGTTCCGTAATTCTTAGATGTCGCATTTGCGAATCTTTTTGCTTCTACGGTTCCGGCTGACGGATCACCGGAAAGTTCGGTATTCTTCATTTTTCCAGAAATAGTGTTCTTCTGGACGTTTTCAATGACCTTCCCGTACTCTTCTGCAAGAAGCATTTTTCCGGTTGTGTCAAGTAACATATTTAACGATGTAATTCTTGTTGTTTCTGCCATTTTTGTTCTCCTTTAATTCTTTAAGGTCAACGGCTATCTCCTATTGATAGTCGGTTCACAGTATGGTTTTACCAAACAGTTCCAGGAACAAACGGCTCTGCTTTCTGTTCACTTCCACCTTTTTCTGTAGGTGTAGTGAATACTGGTGGTGTCTTACCATCAGCCACGAAAGCATCTTTCTGAGATTCTTTCAGCTCTTTCATGTAATCATCAAGGCCAAGAATTTTTTCACCCTCACGTTTCAGACCCTTGTCTTTAATCATGTTGATGATTCCTGTTTTGGCAAAATCAGAACTGAATTTTTCGCCCGCAAGAGCCTTTGTCAGAACGTCATTGAAGTCTCTTTCTTCAATCTTCTGGTTGTACTCTTTTTCACTGGCATCAAGCTTGTCTTTCCATTCTTTTTCTGCATTCTCAGCTTTCGTCTTCCACTCATCACGTTCTCTTGTGATTGCATCGAAGTCTTTTCCCTCAAACCCGTCCAAAGTCTCTTTCGCTGTTTCATACTGTGTTTTAAAGTTGTCACGTTCCTGTGTCAGAGTTTCTACTTTTCGTGTCTGCTTTTCATAGTCAGATACGCTTTTGTAATTCTCTTTCACTGCATCTTCGATTGTCTTTTTCTGCTCGTCTGTAATTTCAAGACCAGCATCTTTGATAATCTGAATAATATTTTTCATGTTGCATATCCTCCTCAACGTCTCTTATTAACCGCTTCGTCTGCGGTAGGGATTCAGACAGATGAACCTCTGCCGGGGTAATCGGGATACACGGAATCGAACCGTGGACATAAGTCTTTTTTCAAAGAGATGATGGATTGTGACTTTTGTTCTACCATTGAACTATATCCCGTTAGTGGTTGGTGTAAGTGTTCCCTCTATACAGTTCCAACCACTGTTACGGCTATTTGACGGTCAATCTGCATATTGTTCCGTAACTAACTCTATGCAGAAAAAGGATAGCCGGAAATGAATCCATGCACCATACTGTGCACTATCCTTTGCGGATAAGAATTTATCATATTATATCTTTAGGAGGTAACATAAGATGACGGTTCCCTAAGTCCGCAAGCTTAAGGGAAAACCTAACGGGCGTTTGACCGCCCTTTAATCAGCATTCCGCTATTAGGTTTAATTGAAAGGAGGTGTATCAAGAAAAGAAAATGTCCTATGTGATTCACCATGTTTATTGTATAATGTAGAGGTAATAAACTTGTCCCCCGTGATAGAGTTTATCAAGAGCCATTATGTGTTATTTAAAACCTTTTACATCTCTGCAAGCTTCTTGATTTGCCTTTGAATCTCTTTCCGTTCTTCCGCAAAATCTGAATCCATCACCATAGATGAAAGCATGTCGTACACTTCTACCATAAGTTTCCCGACACTTTCCATCAGTTTGTCTCTGTGTGCTTGATCTCCGTTCTGCTGATACATCTCTTTCGCCATGATGTACTGGTCATATAGTGCATCAATGTTTTTGTCGTACTTTCCGTTACTGTACTTCTTGATAAGGTTTTCCGATGCATCCGCAATCATCCCCGGTACGCTTTCACATTCCAAAGATTTCATATTGCACAATGTAGATGTAATCATGTACATTGCCTGTAAGTTAGACATATTTAAGTCTTTTCTTGCAGATGCTTTCTCACGTTCAAGCTGTTCTTCCAAAATCTTTTTAATCTCGCTCATTTATCACACCTCGATTCCTTTCGTTTTCTTTTTGTATTTGTCGTGAATCTCCGATTGAATTTCTGTGATGTATACCATGTCGTATCCAGTAGATATGAGGTCGTTAATCATACATTCTACAGTTTTTAATTCTTCGCTTACATCCTCTACCAAACATTCCACAAACATAGCATCAGCCACATGGCCGTTTTCTCTTAGCGTGTGTGCGTACTGTTCGTACACTTCCTTTGTTTCAGATTCCCAATTGTGGTACTCAACAAATCCATCTTCTACGGCTTTCTGCTTTGTGCTTTTCCCAACGCTTAACCGTTTGGCCGTTCGCCACGCATCCGGGATAACATTCACTTTTCCCTCAAATACATCATCAATAAGCTGATTGTGATGGTTTATAAAATATCGGCACACTTTCCTACGTTCCAAGCTTTCCGCAATATGCTGGTACTCATGCATCCGCTTAAAGCCTTTTAAGCCAAGGAAATCGAAGTAGTCCGCAAACTGTCCGTGCATCATGACTGCTCCAATAAACCGTTCATTGATTTCGGCAAAGATTTCTTTCGGAGTTTTGACATCTAGGTTGCTTTTAAAATCAATCATAGAAACTCACCCCTTTTCTATGAGAGCTTTTTGATGATGATATTCGCATCCTTAACCAATGTGTCAACTGTGCCAACGTTGCCAACCGATATAGTGACGCTACTTCCGGCCGGAACTGCAATCAATGTAGCTGCACCGACATTCTGATACACATTTGCCGTTGCTACTGTATAGTCCATTTCCGTACCAGAAACCGGTTCCCCGTTCTGTTTGATAGATAACGCTACCGCTCCTATTGCAGATGCCGTAACGTTTCCGTTAAACTCAACTTCGACCGCCATTGGCAGATTTCCACGGTTTGTGATTTCAAAAAGTCCACTGCCGTTGTCATGTGCAAGCCACCCTGTGTTACAAGCACATCTACGGCTTTTCACTCTTGTTTCTGTAAATAATACATTCTGATTTGTTACTACTGTCTGAGCATTTTTAGCAATAGAATTTAACATATTTTTTCTCCTTTCTTAAAAAAGAGAGCAAGCGCATGCCTACTCTCTTTGATGTTCGCAAGACTACTTTTTTGTAGATATGGATTCTTCCAACATGCTTATGATTTTGTTTTGGTTTTCAATTATTTTTAAAAAATACTTACTGTCTTGCTCGTGCAAGTGTTTTTCGATGTCGGAATTACTTGCCTGTGATAGATCACTGTTAAAATTCGCTATCTGTAAAGCAACTCCGTACACTGTCAGAAAGTCAAGTAGTGATATATCGTTCACTTACATCACATTCCCACTTGCACAGCAACCATTGCCAAATGCGTTATACGCAAAGTATGGACTGCAAGACATATAAGCCGGTTTTGGCGTCGGTCTCACTGCATCAATAATGTTATTGGTCTGTGATACCTGTGAGATCTGCCAATATGCTGTCTGCAAATCTCTGTCACGATCAGCAAGCTTATCTCTCAAGTTCTGAATCGTGTTATCCTGGATTAACTGGCGTGTAGCCTGTCCATCTGCTAAGATGCTTTCTTTGATGTCACAGCAACACTGTGCCATCTGCGCCTGCATGTTCTGTGCCTGTAATGCTGCATCATATCTACTCTGTAAGATCTCTTTCTGTGTGTTGCAGCAACACTGAGACTGCTGAGCCTGTAAGTTCTGCAAGCCGAGCTGTGTGTTATAGCGGTTCTCTAATACGTCTCTCTGTGTCTCGCAAGCTGTGTTAGACACATTCTGATTTGTGTTAAAGATATCTCTTTTCACGAATTCGTCAGAGATAAAAGCGTCCTGTGCTCCGTTGTTGTTTCCCCATCCGTTACCGCAAAACAGGAAAGCAAGAATGATGATCCAGAACCATCCACCGTCACCCCACATGTTTCCATCGTTGTTTCTTGTGACTGCTGCTACATCGGCAGCACTAAGTGTGTTTAATCCCTCGTTCATGTTGGTTCTCCTTTTCTTTTATTTATCAAGACGTGTGCACTCCGTCCGGATATCACTTTATTTTATTGATAATATCGTTTGGATTCATGCCATTTTGCTGGCACATCTCCATAAATACATCTTTCGGGTTTCTTCCTTGGCACATATCCATAGCTTTTTTGATGTTCGGATTGCTCTGTGCCATATTCTGTAACATTGCTCCGGGATTCTGCGCATTTTGCATCATCCCCATCATTCTTTGAATCATTCCTAATGGACTGTTACCACCCGGCATACCGCCCATCATTCCCATTAACGGATTACTCATGCGTCAGCTCCCCTTTCTGTTCTTCCGGCTGAGGTTTTAATGTATCCAGTAATTTGTTGAATTCTTCTCTTGTCACGTACTTAGCGTCCATGTTTTCCACTACAGGTTGTGGATTGTTCGCCTGTACCTCATGAAATTCAAAAGCTTTAAACGTCACACTTCCCACACCGTCAACGGATTTAACATAAAAGTATGGTGCATTGTTATCCATCATCCAAGCCGTTGTTCCCGGCTGTACAATCTGATTTCTTGCCCCGTCAATTCCGGCTACCTGTATCCAGTTCACGTTCGGCTGTGGCTGTGCCTTGTATTGCTGTTGAGCCTGTGATAAGTTGTCTATCCGTTGTCGTAATGCCATCTGGTCTTGCATATAAGCATCCTGTGACATGTACGGTGTATATGGCATATATGGATTCATACTCATACCTCCTGTAAATTAGTATTTGTTGTTCTCTATGCTTTCATTTTACGCATAAAAAAGAGACCTTAACAGTTCGTTAAAGTCTCTAAAAAGTATCACTTATTATTTTGCGCGTTTTGAATTTTTAATATGTTCCGCAATGACACTACCGCACCCACGGCAGTACATTTTACCATCTTTTTCTTTTGCACACATGCAATTATGGACTTCACCACATTTTTCTTCGTTTACTTCTACATAATCTTTCATATTTTTCTATGCCCTTTCTTACAGTACTCCCAGTTCTTCAAACACTTTCATGATTTTAGGAAATTGAATGGCGAACCAGTCAACGATTGTTTCTTCATGTCCGAACTGTTTATAATGTTCAAAGTTTGCCTGTAATCCGCTTTCAGCAAGAAAAGCATGTATGATTTCATGCCTTAATTGCTTTTTCATAAGTTTTTCAAAATCACCAACTTCGTTTACATTATTGTTTCTGATTTTGATTACATGCGCTGTATAGTCGCAAAAACCATCAATCGTTTCTTCTTCAAACGTTTCTCTAATTATTTCGTATTCCGTTCCAAGAATATTTACCTTTTGCATTTATTCCTCCACTAACTCAAATCTGTACTTCTGCTTCACATCCGGGTATTTCTTCCTGTCTACCTCACTCACAAACATTCCATAAGGTCTGCACCACACGCCATTAGAACATTCATAGACTACCTTAAACTGTCCCGGCATTTCGCTATCCTGTGCAATATACAGGACTTTTACCGTCTCGCCCTTGAAGTGCCTGTACACCTGTCCGGGTTCAACTTTTCTATTGCTCACTGTCGACGGTTCGTCATTGAAATACTTCTCGCATTCTGCCAAATCACAGTTCTCTCTCATGAGTGGATGCTTTTCATCCAACTTCTTAATCTCTGCTTTCTGTACGTGAATGTGCTGTCCTACAAGTGGAAATCCACAGCCGTAAAGCATTTTCGCCTTAATGTGGTGTGGTTCAAGTCTGCCTGTCGGGTCTATGAGGTATCCGCTTATTTTAAAAATTTTAGGTATCATGTAATCACCTCTTTAATCCTATAATTGTGTAAAATTCTTTTTCGGATAAGGAACTTTTGGTTATAAGCCGAAGTGTATCATCGGAAACATTCCTAGCAATATACGCTTGGAACAAAATCCCTGAAACAATAACATTCCGGCATTCATCCGGCAATTTCATTGATTCATTTAATTTCATTTTCGGAACAGCAAACGACAGAGTATATGTACTTTCTGCCCCGGTTAAGAACTTTTGATAGTCCATGTGTTCAGAAATAATTGTTTCCCCGGTAGAATAAAATTTAATATTCCACCCAATACGGTTTTTGAGATCAATCATTTCATCTGCCGTAATGTTCGGCGTTTCATCGACTACCGTTTCCTCTGGCGGATACATTTCCCAATCCTCCGCAAGCATATCTTCTTGTGTTGGTGTCCAGTTTGGCTGAAAGCTTCCTTTTCGTGTGTAACTCATAATGCAGTCCGAAAAATGTTCTTCTTCTGGTAAAATTGGAAGAAACGTTTTTGCTGTTAAGCCTTTGTTTTTTCCAATAAAAATAAACTGTTTTCTCCCATTAAAAAAGTTTTCTTTCCATACATTACGTGTAACTTTCTTCCCCTTTTTCATACATTTTATGGCTTCTCCGAAGTTCATATCTTTATCCCCTTTCAATCATATAATCACCTCTTTGCGTCTCTATCTTTTATTTTATAAATGTATTTGGAATATCATTTATAAAATATGTCTTTCTATCTGGATTAAGTTCTGCGTATGTACGATAAATCTTATTTCCCTTATCATCAAAATAAAATTTATCGTATCTCTCAAATCTAAAATCGTGGTTTATCACAACGCATGTCAGTAAACATGGACATGTTTTTTTATCTTTTTGAAGCCAATATACAGTATAAGGTGATGGCATGACTTCATATATTTCTTCAATTGCAGATCGGTATATTTCGCGGTTAAGAAAGCGAAAAATGTTTTCTGTTTTCTTTTTTCCCCACCTTAATTTCTTTCCGATTTTATTGAGATATCTTTTCAGTTTTTTCTCAACATCTTTTTCGTGTTGCTTCATTGCAATTTCTTTTTCTAAGTTTTCATAATATGGCAACACCATGTTGTGCATCTATACCACCCTTTCAATCTTATCATTCACTCTTCTACTCAATCTCTTGACCGTAGACACGCTCACATTCATTTCTTCCGCACAGTCTTCTAAAGGCATAGCTTTAGCACGGAGCCGGAACAGTTTTAATTCATCCGATGTGAAATTGCATTCTAATTCAAAATAGTCAAGTTCTGGTCGTGTAAAAGAGTATATTTTCATAATTCCTTTGGTTTCTTGTCCGTCATAGCATTTACAAGCTCTTCCCGAGTTTTTTTTAAACCCTCAATGTTATTTCCTGTGATTTTGTTTTCAATCAAATTAAACATACTTCTCATTAATAGATTCATATCATCCCTCGTATTCCTTATGTTCTTATAATCGTTATCAAGTTTCTGATTAATCCCTGTGATAGATGTTTCAATGTTCGTTATTCGCTTTTCAATCTGTTCTATACGGTTGTCCTGTTTTTCTTTTGGTGCTTTCCATGATTTGTACCACCCGGAAAGCACCGCAACAGCAGCACCGACAACCGATATAGCACCGCATATAGCAAGTATCTGTGTTATTAGTTCCATGTGTTACGCTCCATAATTCAATCCGATTCCGGCTTGCCTGTATATCTCTTTTCGCATTCTCTCTTTCAGTTCCTCTGTATCAATAGTGACTGTAGTGTTTTCTGCAACCTTTACATTTCTGTAATCATGAGCCTTTAATACAGGTGATGCCATATTTTCAATAATCGGTGAGACAACAGGAGCAAGATACGCTTCTTTCTCCAGCCGCTTATTCTTGCACTTGTCTTTAAACGGACACTCTCTGCACATTTTTGCCATTCTTGTCAATCCACTCATTTTACATCACCTTTCGTATTAAGATATCTCTGTGCTGCTTTTGCTGATCTCACAGCTTGTGACCTATCCCACTGTGCTACACGTAGCCGTTCCGAATATTCTTTAAGACCATTGTCTTTGCAGAACTCACGGTATTTCTTATTCTGCCGTCTGAGCACCGCTGATTTGCGGTCATATGCCTGTTGCAATTCGAATTTAAGCTTATCATCTCCGCTTGCATCTATAGCAGTCTGCAAATTCTGAATCTCTCTCTTGCTGTTTCGAATGCGTCTTTCCATAAGCCGTTGCTTTTTCGCACGCTCTTCCGCTTTGATATTGTCTTCGCTCGACAGGTTAATATCTGCATACGGATTGTTTTCACCGTCACCGGATCCGAAAGAGTGTCGGCAGTTCACGCCACACAACCCTGTCACCGTTCCGTAGCCTGTCGATGTTCGGAAGTCTGGGAATCTTTTGTCTTTTCCTGTCCTGGAATAGAATTTTCCTTGCCACCAAAAGTGGTTCGTTGGATTGTTACCACCATCACCAGTTCGCGCTCCTACATGTGCAGATACTAAGATGGTATCCCATTCCAATTCTTCCATTCGTTTTAGTGCGATTGCTCCGGAACACTGGCTTATCCCTGTGCGTACAGTCATCATCGTGGCTGATTCTATGCTCATTTCTCTACCGGACGGATACGATACTTTAACACCTTGCTTTACAATCCTGTCAACGGCATTTCTGACGGCTTGTGTGTATGATACAGCACCGCTTGACGCCATGCGGTAAGCGGTGTCAACCTCTTTCAAAAACAACTTCTGTGCTTCATCTGCCGTTGTTCGTGTAAGGTTTCTCCATTCTCCACACGTAGCGTTATAATCTCTTTCCAGTATTCTGAGCAATGCCGGAGATTGCAATAAGGGCGTAGGTGATAGTCCTACCGCCCTATATATCGCATCGTCTCTCTCGATAGCTTTTATACCAGCTTCTTCAAATGCGCTTTTAAGTTCTCTCTCTTGCTTCTTCGTTTTATCAGCAATCTCTTTTTGTATGTCTTCCAGTAAGTAGCCGGATTCCTGTAGCACCTGTATCTGCCACCTGTCCGTAGCCGTAAGGAGATAATCTTCCCCACGGCCTATACGCACCATTATACGTTCAACGATCATGTCCATGATGTTCTTGTGCATATCCGATGTTATCTTTTCCGCGCCCTCGGTCACATGAAAGAGATATTCTGGTGTAAGCATTATTTGTCCTTTCTGTTTGGAATTATCATCACAAGAAGCAGAAACACACAGATTACAATAATATTAATTGTACTTGTTGCCATGATTATTCATCCTTTCCAATCTGCTTAATAATCTGATTAACGTATGTACTCAGTCCGGCTACAAGAATTCCCTGTACGATAGCCGTAAACAGTGCCATAAAAATATTCTGCATTCCAGACAAGTTACATGTCGCAATCACATATAGACCGCAAATAATAATTCCAATTATACCGAGAAAAATAGGAATATCATTGTCTTTGATTCTCTTGGAATTTTTCATCCACATTCCTAAAAAATAAAGTGCAATAGATACTACCACCAGTTCTGGTTTTACATAATTTATAATCTGTTCCATTTTTTAGTCCTCCTTTACAGACATTATCATTTATCTTTCGGATCGACGTGTCCCCTTATACCTCTTCCCATCCATACACGCCCGGTTCCCAGACATTCCCGTCTGCCGTGCTAATCCATGTCTTGCCGTTGTGCGTAACCTTGTCGCCCTTAGCATATAAATTCGTGCTGTCCGGCTGTTCCCACTCCGGGATAACATTTTCATCCGGAATAAGTACCTTGGCGAACAAAGACGGCGCATCCGGTGGTATCCAATCTGCCTGACTGGTGTGAGCGGTCAACACCTTGTAAATGGTGCCATTGTACTCCAATCTCTTACCGACTGCATAAGTTTTCCCGGCTTCCCACTTCTCTACAAAGTCTGGATACTTCAATATTTGTTCATCGGTCATGTTGGCTGTCTGGTTTTCCAACAGTTTCCGCAACTGCTCTGCTTGTTCTCTTGTCACTGTACCACCCCCATGATTATATTAAGTGCTTCTTCTGCGGACAGCTCCGGTTCTGGATAGACTGGGTCGTCCGTAAGAGTCCACGTCTGAACTATCTTGTCTCCCTCTTCCCATCCAGATTCGTAGTGCTGTCCGCTTGGTGCATCTGTCGGCATATCTGTGTACACCACTTGTTTATATCCTAACTGTTCCAATTCTTCCGGCAATGGATTGTTGATTGTTTTGCTATCAAGCACAATCGTTTTGGGTGCACTGCGCAAGAATCCGTATTGTAATTTTGCATACATTTTTGTATCAACTCCTTATCTACCAATAATATAGACTGTTCCAGATGCGAAATTTCCATTTTGCGCAGCAATAGAATAAGATGTTATAGCAGTCTCAATAGCCGTAGTCCATTTGGAAACATTATTCGGTATGTACTCTTGCATTTGTATTCCAGATGTAATACAAGCTTTTATTACATAGCTATCAAACCAAGAAGCTGGAAGTTTCTTTCCATCAATGTATGGATATGCAGAAGTCCATTTCCCATTTAATAGGTATGTAGGGACTACTCCATCCTTATCTGCTTTTAACTTCACTGCTATCATTAATTCACTGCACGAAAATGGTTTTCCATCATCATCTGTAGTAATATCAATACGGCTCGTTCCTTCCGATATTGTTCTTTCTGCTATTAATCGCCACTCTTTCATATTTTCTACCTCCTGTGCCTTTGCCATCATTCGCCGTCTCAACATAATGCCACGGCATTCTTGACACAGGATTTAGAATCAACTAAGCTCCGTCTGTCTGTCTGTCTGTCTGTCTGTCTGTCTGTTAGGATTTTATTACTTTTCATTTTTGTATCAACTCCTTATCTAACGATATAATACCGTTACTTTACTGCCTGTTTTGAATAAATTGTTCGTAACGAGCGATATTTCTTTTATGGATTCTACATTCGTCAAAAGATTTTGAAATCCTACAAGTTCATTATTTCCTTTTTTTGATATTGTTCCATCCAAAAATCCATTTATAATTTCCGCTGTAATCTTTGTATAATATTCACTTCCTGCTTTCCTCAGATATGTCAATGGATAATTTGATACTCCTTTACCATTTATTCTTAGTCCGTCAGACCCCACTCCTGTGCCACTAATGCTATCATCACCGTTGTTCTCTCTCCCCCAGAATAGTACTATTATTTCATTTGCATCTGGAATTTTGACTGTAATAACTTTCGCATCTTCTTCCAGAACAACGGTATCTAATGTTTTCCATTCTTTCATCTCATCATCCTCCTGTCCATTCATAAGCATCATTCTTCGGCGGTTCATAATTCCACCGCCCAACTTGACAGGAGTTCATCAGCTAGATTACAATCGCCCTGACTGACTGACTGACTGACTGACTGACTGACTGACTGACTGACTGACTGACTGACTGACTGACAAGATTGTGCGTTAATTTAAGATTCATGTCAATTACCTCCCGTAAACTTTTATAGTGCCAGATGTTGCATAATATTGTGTTCCACCGTTGTAGATTTTTATTTTCCTAAATTTCTCCGCAATCGGCATCAAATTGTAAGGAATCATAACATTCCCTGCATTGCCACTATACATTGTTTTGCTACCAGCTCCGGTATGTGATACTGCTATTGTTCCGCACCTGTTTAAACATTTATATAATGTATATCCATTCTTTTTGCTTCCTTTCTTAGATGTTCTAGGTGCTCCGCAATCTGCCGCAATATCATTAATATTTACCATTACCGTAGAATCTGTATTAGTCGAATTTTCCATGTCTGTCCATATCAACAACAGTTCTGAGCAGTCACAGGTCTTTTCAAGCATAACAGAATTTACAAACGCAAAATTTGACACATCAATTTCGCCTAATAATTCAAACTCTTCATTTATCATACTTTCCACCTCACTTCCTAATGTTCTTCTACGTTCCAACGCTCACACTCCAATTCTGGGACGTCAACAGCCCCTCTAAGATTGACACCTCATATATCTTGTTCACATCGACCGAAAAGCTACCGATATTCACACCGTCTGGATGTACTACCCTTGTAGCCGTTGCTCCGCTTTTAAAGATAAAATGCACTTCTCCTGTTCCCTCACCGATGGTGTAGGTAAGCGACTCCATCTCTGGAAATACATAGAGCTTGTTAGGCTCTAAGGTTACTGCAGTGTCTGTAGAAAGTTTTTCGATACGCTCTATACCACCTGTCTCTATGGTTATGGTAATGGCTTCTGAACCATCATAAGTGTACTCTTTACCGCCATATGTGATGGTTAAGGATTGTGGGTTGGGAAGTTTGGTTGGTACTGTGGGGATTGTTGGCTTTCCTTGTAAGTCTTCATAGTTGCCGGAAAAATTGCTCTTGTTGTTCCAACTCTGTTTTTCTGTGTCTGTAACAGTACGGTGTTCAGCATCATCCTGTAGATTGGACAGATTTTTCGGGATTTTCGTTGTGTCCGGCAGTGCTCCGACTTCTTCTGCGGTATAAGTAGGCTTTTCTTCCGCTTTTGCCCATTCTGGTACCGTTGGATCCGTCTCTTCTATAGGATTCTTTTCCAGATAACTTTTTACAGATTTCTCTATCTTCTCCTCGGAAATAGGTTCTTTCTCCAATGTGTCTACTCTGGATATAAGGTCCAGAATGACATCAGCGTAAGTATCTTCAATCTCTGTATCCGTGTCTATTGTCTCTTTGGTCTTTCCGGTAGCCGGGCTGGTTCTGAACACTTCTACTTTATCTTTGTTTTTCGCTTCTACTGCAAAATATATAGATGTATCCTCGTTTGCGTCAAAGATGTGTTGCTTTAACTCCCACGAAAAAGTGATATTCTCCCCGTCTACCTTCACATCTTTTACGGTATATTTCCCCGGCAATCCTTTTGCAGTATAGTAATTTACGAAAATGTAACAGTCAGACAAGTCGACATTATCTCCTACGATCTTAGGACATTTGAAATGTTTTCTCTCTATATTCCCCTCTCCGTACACTCCAAAAAGTTGTTCACTTTTGGGGATTGTAATTTTTCTTGTTGATGGGTCTATGATAAGATATTCCATTTTGGTTCACCTCTTTCCTATTCTTCGTACAATCCACTGTCCGGCTTATTCTGTTCCTGTGCTTCTTCAATCATTGCTTTTGCTTCGCTTTCGGTCATTCCCTCGAATTTCACAAAATACATCCATGCCGGGACCTTGCCCTGTAAAACATAGTTCCACCACCGTGCACGATCATCTTCTAAGTTGTATACAAGGTCTTCAAAATCACATGCAGTTTGGTAGTTCGTTGCCGGGATAGTTCCGTTTGCTGTGCCGACTGCATACAAGATGTAGATGATTCTGTGCAGTACTCCATCATGGTTCTTTCCGTCCAAAATGTTTCGGAATGCCTGGATAGTATGCAGTGTACGTCTATCGTCAGATTCTACCTGTGTTGCTGTCTGTATGCCCTGATTCTGATCGAAAGAGAAATATCCATTTGAGAATCCGCATTTATATCCGATGATGGACAGCAAAAAGTTAATTCCCTCTACACGCTCAGTTACTAATAACGTTGGAACGTGCTCTTTGATGCTATCTTCGTTCGCTCCCATTTCGATACCCTGAATAAATCTTGGCAATTCAATGGAATATTTGCTTGCATATTCAATAGCTGTCTGCGGTACATAGGTAATATGCCTACTGTCTTCCGTTTCATCTCCCATCATGTTTAATGCAATGTCAAGCCATCTCAATTCTTCGATACATTCTGAAAATGCCGGGACAGTCAATGGAGATTCCTTGTCAATCGCATTCGCATAAGGATTTCGCCAATAAACGAACAGTGGATACTCTAACCCATGTACGTACACTTCTGGCTCAATATCTTTCCATTCATCCACCCTGTCAAGCGTAATCTCTGTACCGATCATATCTTTGTTATCCGATTTGAAAGCTTTGCTGGATATATGGTATACACGTTCCAGTCCGACATCTTCGAATCTGTGATACTCAGCTTTTGTGTAGTATTTGTCGTTTTTCTTAAGGTAGGAGAAAAAGATAGCCGCTAACGCATCCCCGTCCGTATTGGTGTCTGTAATCAGAAAGTAATCCGGGTCCAAAAATTCCACATCATCACCATTACTCTTAACCATCATTCCACAGGTCGCACAGCTTTCCTCTTGTTTCTCCTGTAAGGTGTTCATTACTCTGTCAAATCTCTTTTGCAGTTCATCATTCCCTGTAATCTGTATATCTGCATTGAACAGTGTGAGGTTCGCTATCTCACGACAAATCACATTTGAAAACCTTGTCGGCTTTATCCTCCCGGTACACCAATACGGAATACCAGATCGCATGTCTTTATACTTCGACAGGGCGGTATCCATATTAGATGACCGCCCCGTTTCTATTCCGAATATTTTTTTTACATCGTTTGTTTTAAACACTTTATCCCACACCGCCTTTATCTTGTCTATAATTCCCATCTGCTCACCTTTTCCTACGCACTCTGTCCACGTCTCATAGATATCGGACTAGTAGCATATCTCAACGCATCAATCCAGTGGTCGTTACCGTCCGGATAATCTGCTATCACTTCACCATTGCCATCTCGCTCATGCTCATATTCTATAACCTCTTTGTACAGTCTTGGTGTCCGTCTTGGGTCAATCACCAATGTACGGCATTGCAACCACTCAAACGTATACTTCCGGCTACCCGGTGTTACGATTGCTTTACGTGCCGGAAGTCCGGCATCACGGAAGTCAACAATGCTCTCTTCTTCATCTACTCCACAGTAGATAGCGCAATCATCATATCCCTTTTCTTTGATTTGTCGTGCCATCTCGCTGTTTCTTATCTTGCAACCGCCCAATTCGTCCAGTACGTATACTTTCTGTTGGTTTGGAACATAAGCAACACGTAAAAATGCTTTCGGGTCTGGGAACCATCCCCAGTCCTCGCCCTGGTAGATAGATTGCATCCTACTTATTTCTTCATCAGTAATTTCCCTGATCTCTAAAAGTTCAAAGATATTTGTTCCAAGTCCTACAGGGATTCCAAGATACTCATGCTCATAAGCTCTCGGATTCGTTGCTTTTAGATACTCAGCATCATCAATGAATTGTTGCCCTAACCATTCTACCGGAACAGATCTATAATCGCTTTTGTGCCTTAAGCTGTCCGCTCTCGGCTCTGCTACGTACTTATTCGCCCAGTTGCTGTTGCTGATCGGTGGATTGAACGATTTAAAAACTACGAATTTTTCGCCACCACGGAGAACAGACTGTTGTGTCATTCGTACCTCTTCCATTCCGGCAAATTCGTCCAATTCCTCAAACCATAGGTACTTAAAATATCCTTTGCTAATCTTTATGGATTTCGTCTTTTTCGCCTTATCCAATCCACGGAAGATTATCTTCTGCCCTGTCGGCTTATACACATATTGCATAGGACTCAAACTTGATGTCCATTCGTCCGATGCTCCAAGTGCATCTATTCCCCATGCGATTTGTTCAAATACCGATTCTCTTAGTGTATTCCCGACTTTTCGGAACACTACCGCATTTGAATGTATGCCATTTACTGCGTCTTGCATCATTCCAAGTGGTATCTCTGTACCGATAAAAGATGATTTAGTCGAACCTCGACCGCCAAACAAATCATAATACGTATGTTTTCCATCTATGATATCCCAATGTACACCGTAAAAAGCCGGAGCTATCACATCGGTAAGCTTAATCTCCCCCATCTGCGCCCTCCGGTTTCGGAATGTTATTTATGATTGTAATTCCACCAGTATCTTTTTCTTCTCCATCGGCTTTCTCATACCAACGCATGAGTTCACGCCCGGCAGACAGGCGGTCGGATATAGTAGCGTCGAGGTCGAACTGGTCTTTTACTTCTCCACGCATGACGGAAGAAAAGAACCGGATCACTTCTTCGAGGTCTGCTGTCTTTTCGTTCTGGATCTCTTTCATTCGTTCAGCAATATAGGCTTTTACTTTAACGTTTTTTAACAATCTCGAAGCTGCTGCTGCTGCTGTCGCATCATTTTTCACATTTTTATAGACTGCTTTATAAGCTCTTGTCCCGTTCAGATCAGTCAGGTATTCATCTGCGAATGCTTTCTGCTTCGGAGTGAGTTCTTTTCCTTTCTGCATCTACCCACCCTCTTCCATATATTCATCTACTTTACTAAAACACTTTCTTACCATATCTGCGCTAATCTCTATTGCCTTTTTACTAACAGACCACTTTCTGTTCTTTCCTCTCTCTACTTTTGCAAGTATAACCGTTCCCTCTCTTGGTATCTCTGCTGGTGCAATATATATATCTCCGTCTCTGCATTCCCATGTTTTTTCAGATCTGCTACCATCATTGTTGACACTAGTACATTTTTTAGTATTAGAATGGCATCTTAAAAACTGTACGTCCATGCTACTCACCGCCCTTGTCTGTTCTACACAGTCTCTTTCTAAGGTTACTGTATCTGTCTGTAATGACATCCAGTGCAATGTTAAGTGCCTGTATTGTTCCATTCTGTCTGTTGTGTTCTTCTACCAGTCTCTTATTCTTTTCAATAAGTTCCTGTACTTCGCACAGTGCCCGTCCTCCGACAGCCTTTGCGTCTTCTACCTCTTTTTGCAAATACTCATTCTTTTCTTTCAGCTTTTCATTCTTTGTAATCATGTCAATGAATTTCTTCTGCATTTCTTCCATATCACGTGAGTCTGGTTTGTTTAATTCTACTGGTATCTCTGTATAGTTTTCCATCATTCTTTCACCGCCCTCCATATATCATTTAAACAATTTACAATCTCTATCTGCGATGCTGTTCGGAGAATTCCATATTCATAATATTTCCATTCCCCGTTTTTCTTTCGCTCTAACACTCTGGTAGATAGGATGTGCATGGTGATAAGTCTATTTTGCTCCACGGAATAAAACTGACTTGTCCCCATTTTTATAACTAATCCTTTTTGCAGTATTGCTTTCTGTAACTTTTTAGCAATGCTATTTAGATTTGCCATACACTCACCTACCTTTTCCACATACAAAAAATAGCACCTCCCACGATAATTACATCTTACCGTCAGAAGTGCTATTTCATTGTCCCCGTTATTTAGTTTTATTTCTATTCTGATACTTATATTTTACCATAAAATGCACATTTTTTCAATGTTTGGTTGCTCTATGTTCATTTCTTTGATATTGACTTTTTATCTTTTTTAGATTAATATATATCTATCAGCAATCTTTGTTGATTCTCACGGTTCCATGATTTTCGTGAGTGTCGTTTCAGTCAATGGTGGAACGTTGAGTTGAAAGATGTTAGAATTTAAGAAGAAATTCAGAATTTAGGTATGGCTTTTAGCTATGCCTTTTTTCTTTCATATTGTTTTAAAATTTCGTTCCATTCGCTCATTTTTTCCTTTATACAATTTCAATTACTTCTGCTTCTTCAACAATTACTTCGTTTTCGTCATTCCCATAAGAGTAAGAGTCCCCACCGATTATTACAATGTTGTTTCCATCGTAGATAGATGATTCTTCAATAGCTCTTTCGATTATCTCTTTTGCTTCTTCTACATCATCAGTGTCAATCAGTTCAAACATTGCGTATCCACATACGCCGTCCATTTCCTCTGGTTCTTCTGTGTCATATGAACTGCACTCATATTCTTCATTCCACGCAAAGCTGTTTCTGCAAATGTCACCAATTTTATATTCTTCATCCGGGCAACAATGGCGAATTGCTACCACGCTATAATCATTTTTTTTAATTGTTTCTAAGATTTTTTCTACATTCGTCATTGTTTTTACCTCCTATAATGTGTTCCTCTCTTAACTGTCTTTATTATAGCATAGTGGTGTCCACTAGTCAATGGTTTTCATTTTTTCTTTCTTAATAGTTATCACTCCGTCTTTTTCTTCTAGGACAACACTTCTATCATCTTCCGTAACGCCCAGTGCCTTTATCATTCCTACCGGAACAGAAATACGGTAGTTCTTTGTATTCTTGCCAGATGTTCCTCCGGCTTTATTTATCATGACGTTTCTTTTTGCTTTCTCCATTACTATCTCCTTTTTATCGCAATATTGCAATCACTTCCGCGTTTCTTATAATGATTTCGTCTTTATCGTTTCCGTATTGCATTACGTTTCCACCGATTAAGTATGTTTTTTCTACGTAAGATTTTACAGCTTCAATCATTTCTTCGATATTGTTTTCAGATACTTTAAGTGCACATGTGCCGTCAAGTTCTCCACCGTCGTAGAATCCGACATAAGGACCGTCTGAAATGCTTTATTAAATCATTATGCATGTTTCGTTTTCGCCCTCGTAATTGTCTTCCGCTTCTTCCGCTTCTTCCAGGCTTGAGCAGATCGCTATTGTTTCATGGCTAGGTATTTCAACGACTTCAATTTTCATCTCTGTGCTTTCTAATGTGTCAATAAAATCTGTCTGTACAAATTTGCTTTCGTCTTCGTCATATTCAAATTCATTTTCTTCAATTACATACTCTTCAACCTTGTAGAATGTCATTCCGTGGTAAGAAAATTTGCTAACATCTGTTTTACGTTTTGCAAGTTCCTTTTTCGCTTCCTCCAGTGTATCGAATGTTTTTATATATTCCGGCGAATCGTCAAAAGCCGTGCATCCTTCTTCAATTTCTTTTCTATCTTTATACTTAATTTCTGCCGTTCTTTTTACCAAATCATATTTTTTCATTTTTCTTCCTCCTGTGATGTGTTCCTTTCTTAACTGTCTTTATTATATCACAGTGGTGTCCACTAGTCAAGTAAAAAAATAAAAGATTTCAATTATTTTCAAAATCTTTTCTCTTAATCTATATATTTATATTTCCGGCTCACGTCTTTGCTTTTTTTAATCATATAATAGAATCTTGGTCTTTTCTTCTTTTTCTCCACTTCCTACCGCTGTTGGTACTGCATAAGTGGAAAATTTTACCTCTAATTCTGTATTAAAATTATTGATTGCTTTAATAAGGCCAATACAGCCAATCTGGAACAGATCATCCGGATTCTCTCCACTTGCACCGAACCTCCTTATTACACTTAAGACAAGTCTTAGATTACCTTTGATATATTCTTCTTTCGCTTCCTGATCTCCTGCTTTAATACGCACAAACAAAGCTTCCTTCTCCTTTTCATTCAGGATCGGAAGCTTTGCTGTATTCACACCACATATTTCTACTTTTCCCTGTGCCAT